CCCGATGTACCACTCCAACCGCTAATACCACTCCAACCTGAAGTTCCACTAGTGCCTGAAGTTCCACTAGTGCCTGAAGTACCAGAAGTACCACTAGTTCCCGAAACACCACTCCAACCACTGACTCCTGTGAATCCGCTAACACCTGAAATGCCGCTAGTACCAGACCATCCTGATATACCAGATATACCAGAAACACCCGACGTACCACTAATTCCCGAAATACCAGACCAGCCACTTACGCCTGTAATACCTGATGTACCGCTGGTACCTGAAATGCCACTGGTTCCCGAAACACCAGACCAACCACTGACTCCTGTGAATCCACTTATACCACTTATACCTGATATACCTGAAGTGCCACTGAAACCTGATATACCAGATTCACCCGATATACCCGATGTACCACTAAACCCACTGATACCTGATTCACCTGTAAAGCCACTGATACCTGATTCACCACTAAAGCCACTTGTTCCACTAAAGCCAGAAGGTCCTTGTAATGGTCCTATGTTAGACCATGTATTGTTACCGTTACTTACTGCACCGTCACCTGCATTGTATCCTCCACCTGCATTTAGTATGATAAATACCACTCCTTGTGGTTGTCCATTTGGAAGAAATGTATAATCAAATACGCTTCCTGCAAGTTGAATACCTTTACCTGAAAACCCACTAAATCCAGATGCACCTGAAAACCCGCTTAATCCTAATCCACTAAATCCTGATTTACCCGATACACCTGTTAAACCACTAGCGCCAGACCAACCCGACAATCCCGATCTGCCTGAAAAACCTGACAATCCTGAAAAACCTGATATGCCTGAAGTGCCACTTATACCTGTAAATCCTGATATACCTGAACCAGAATAACCACTTAATCCAGATAGACCACTTAATCCAGATAGACCTGAAAAACCTGACCATCCTGAAGGACCACTATAACCTGATTTACCAGAGCTACCAGATATACCTGATATGTTTGTTAAATTACTACCATCACCATAGAAATATTCTGCATATACATTACCACTAGACGTAATTGTATTTGCTATCAAATCTCCTGTTACGGTGGCATCAAATGTCACTAATCCATTGGTAATAACATTTCCAGGTACATTTAAATTGCCAGTTGTTTTATCAAAAGTAAAGCCGGCAAATCCACCAAACTCACCTGCATCGTTAAACTGTACTTGAGTATTCGATCCGCCGGGTGTTCCATTGCCACCACCACCATTGCCGCCGGCGGCCCAAGTTAAATTGCCTGTTCCGTCTGTCTGCAAGAAATAGCCATTATCACCACCATAAATTGTAACATTTAAAATGTCACCTAAATTAACATTATCTGTTACAACAAAATTGTTAGTAGATATGTTATTAGCAACTACGTTGCCGTTAGGTATCATTACGTTTGTAACGACATTGCCGTTTGCGTCGATAACAGTGTTAGCTGGTATGCCTACACTAAAGCCACCCGCAGAATTGAATGGTTCAGATGCCATATTTTATCCTAGAATGTATCTCAATAATATATTTATCTAAACCAATCAAATAGATTTAAGGAAAAAAGCACTAAGGATATCTTTTCGTGTTGACTGCTCAAACTAAAAACATACCCAACAAAAGGGGCACTTAAGTGCCCCTTTTGTGTTGTTAATATCTGTAAAGATATTAAAATGTACTGAATTTCACTGGAAGGTGAGGTTCTGTACGGCAATCTCACCAACATAGTCAGCAGCATTACCGAATGATGATGCTGTGTTTGTTAATTCGATGTAGCCATAACGTGTCATGAACGATACGACTGGTTCGAATGTTGATGGATCTAGAACAACACCACTGCTCATCAATGGAATGTATGGGCAATAGAATGCTGCTGCGTCAGTTTCGCTAGAACCCTTATAACCAACTAACACAGGTGTTGTGTCAGGAGCATAAGAGTCAACGAACACGCGCATTGCACCGTTCAATGTACCAACAAACTTAGTATTTGTTGGAGCTTCAAATGTACCTTCTGTTGTACGTGCAAATGCAGAAGTTGTAGCACTTTGTAGTACTGTCAACGCTGCGCTTGAAACAACTGCCCAGTTACCTGCACCACGGCGAGTGCGTTGAGCAATCAAGTTAGCAACACGGTTGATTAGAACTGCTAGAGCAGCATGTTCATCACCAACATATGTAGCAGTACCGGAAACAGTTGCTTGGTTGTATGTGAACTCTGTGCTTGCTAGAGTACGTAGAGACAATAGAATTTCTTGGTCGATTTCAGCAGTAATTTCTTGTGCTAAAGCGGCCATGATTTCTGCTTCGACGTCAATGCCATGCTGACTTTGTGCGTCTTGAGCAGCTTCGAATGTCCAACGTGCTTGTAACTTACGTGACTTAGCTTCAACAGCTTGACGTAGAATCTGTACGCTAATTTGCTTACCACCGTTGCCTTCAAGAGCTGCAGTATCATTAGCAGTATAGAAGTTGGTTGATCCGGTATTCTGAGGTACACGTGAGTATGCCTGTGCAATCTTGAACGGACTTAGTGCTTCTTCACCTGCTGTTACGCTTGTCTGTGCGGCACTGTTGTCTGTCAATGACTGAGCATAACGAACACGTAATGTGTGAATCTGACCAACTGGACCTGTCATTGGCTGAACGCCTACCAACTCGTTAGCAATAACTGTTGGCATTACACGACGGATAACTGGAAGAATAACACGGTTAAGTGTAGCAATGTTACCTGCTGTAGTTGTGCCTGCTGAAGATTCCTTCAACAGAGCTTTTTTGGTGTTTTCTAGAATAACACCCATTGTTGAGCGGCGAGTGCCCTTTAAGCCTTCTAACAGGGCCTCTTTGGTCTCGTCCCAACGGCTTTCTAATAGAACTTTTGACATTTTATCTTTCTCCTATATATGTCGTTTATAGCCCTGCCAAACGCTTAAAGTCGATAAGGTTATCATTACCTTCTTCTACTTCAGTTTGTTTCTTGGCAGCTTTATCACCAGTAATTTCACTAATCATTTTTGATTCTGATAATGATTGCTTTGCAGCAACTTTCTTTTCAGAACCTGTATTAAGAACTGCTGGTAAATACTTGTCGAAAGCAGACTTTAGCTTTGGAGTCTGTACGCTTTCTAGTAAATTTTTCATCACATTAGCCTTTTCCTCATTCAATGGAGCTAGCAATTCTGCCATTGTCTTTTCACGTAGGTTAGACTCTTTAATGATTCGGACCTCGCGGTCTTTACTTTCAACTAATCTTTTAGCATTATCCAAAATTTGTTTAGCTTCTGCTAACTGTTGATCTTTTTCTTGTAGCTGTGATATTAACTTGCGTGTTTCTGCTTTCTCGTTAAGATGTGTAACAGAAAATTCGCTTGCAAAACTTTCAAAAATTTTGCGTCCAAAATTATTTTCACGTGCTGCTTGAATATCTTCTTTAAGTTGTGATAACTCACCCCTTAGATGATTAGCAACAGCGCCGCTTACTTTTTTTGCACTTTCAGCAACAAATTTTGCTTTTAGTGTTTCTAATTGTCTGCGACCTTCAGCAACTAACTTAACCTTAGCTTCCACAACTGCTTTTTTGTCTTGTGTGAATTCTTTGATTTCACGTGCTAATGCATGAACAATGAATTGTTCCAATTTTTGTTGGCTTTCTTTCATTGATACACGATCTGTACGTAGTTCACGAATTTCTTCTGCAAGTTTTGTGACCATAAAGTCATTAAATTTTGCAGCATTTTCACGCAACTTGTGCTGTGCTTTAACACGTTCTTCGTTTAGTGCCTGTCTTTCAGAGTGAAATTCTTCAATTTCTCCTGATAAACTTTCTGTTACCATCTTATCGAGGGCTTCAACCATCACACTTCTATCATGCTCGTAACGTTGTGCAAATTCTTCACGTAGTTCTGCACGAACTTGTTCGCGTGCCTCATTCAACTTAATTTCCCAGGCTTCATTAATTTGTTGCCCGATATCTTCGTTGATTAAGCCGCTCTCAAGTAATGGTTTGATAGCATCAAACATTTGATGTTCCCCTTTATTTGATTTTGAGATCCTTGATGAGGCGCTTTACTTCCTCAGCTAGAAATCTTTGTACTTTTTTGTCACCTTTAGCTTCTTTTGCAATATCTAACAATCTATGACCATGACGCATATTCATCATACCTTCATAAATTGCTTTAGGATACGCATTAGGAGCACTTGGTTGAGCGACAATATCCACAGTGACAATTTCAAAGTCACTGACACGGCCATCTAAATCGTTGACGTTACCGCTGCCACGACTAGATACACCTAGCTTAACACCACTCTCCAACATTGTAGTTACTAACTGCCCCATTGGAGTTGGTAGAATCTTTAATTTTCCAAAACCATTAGGACCGTCCATCCACATACTTGTTATCATATGTGATACACGATCCAAATTAATTTTTAAATCATCTGGGTGATCTACTTCACCTAAAACTGAGTAACCTTCTTGTATTTGTTTATTAAGAGTGTCTACAGCAGTTTCAATTTCAGAAACGGGGTAAACACGCTCATTAGCGTTTTTTACCCCACCCTGAATGAAGATACCTTTCATATATAGGCTCTTCAAACTACCGTCACCTTCCTTAACCGATTCAACAATTATGCCGGCTCGGTCAAAAGTTAGATGTTCTTTTAAATAAGTTGCCATCAGTGATTACCTTTCGGTTGAAATGACCAACCATTTGTATTATTTTTTGCCCATCTACGGACTGTAGTAGCAGCTACTTTATGTTTTTTAGCAGCTTCCCAAGATGATGAGTATTTTTGATTTTCAGGTGATATATAATATCCTAAAAATCTAGAAGTTTGCTCACCTTTGCGATTTTTTACTAAATCCGAATTTTTCAAACCTGTTCTAATTGCGTCACGATGAGCATTAGATTTAGATACACCTAATCGTGATGCACTCATTTTATTTTTTGTAGCAGCAGAAGCGTTGACTCCAGTAGAAGTAAATTTTCCGTCGCCGTTGTGTCTATTAAAACACATTGGATCATTTTTAGCATCTGTTGATATCAAATAACTAGTTTCTAAATCAAGAATATATTTTGAATCACCTATAGCTAATATTTCTCTTGACCATTCGGATGATTTAGAAACAATCATAGGTTTTACAATCTTACTGGAACAAAAATAACCATCGGACGGATTAGATCCGAAAGCAGTACGGGATCCCACATACCATTTTTGTGTAGGTATGTGGGTCCATTTGTACAGATACGCTTGAGTATTAGCACTCAAACGATCTTTTGCTCGGAGATACAAAGCCATTGCTCTCAGTTTCCTTATCTAACAATTTTCTTTACAGACTTCTTAGTCTCAGACACCGGGCTCTTTGTGTTTACGCCACTAGCTTGTGACTTAACTGCTGCTGGTGCCTTTTCTAAGTCTTGTCCTGCTTGAGCAGGAGCATTTTTCCATTGCTTTGCATGTTTAACTTCGGTTTCACCCTTAGAATATGCATTGCTTGGATTTTTGGGACTTGTTGGAACTGCTTCAGATTGACCAGAGAATCTTACTGGCTTGCTGTCCATTCCTGCTTGTCCGCTATTTTGAAGGCCTGGGCTTTTGGTTTGCGCACCATTGTCGCCCATTTTTCCAAATGTGTTATATGTTTGTCCGCCGACTTTTTTCAATGTGATAGCTTCCATGACAGATTCTTCACCTTCTTCTTCGTCGCCTTCTTCGCCTTCTTCGTCACCCATGTCAGCAACATCTTCTTCGTCACCCATGTCGTCGTCATCACCCATGTCGTCGTCATCACCCATGTCGTCGTCACCACCCATGTCGTCATCACCGCCGCCCATGATTTCTTCGAACTCAGCCATTAATTGGTCTAACTTATCTTCAATACGGATAACAGCATCTTCAACTTCGCTGCTTTCTTCACCCATATCATCTGGTTCGATGTCAACTGTTTCTTCATCATCGATTGCTAGTTCATCTTCTTCGGTCATACCACCGGCTTCTTCTGCATTGATTTCATCCATTAAATCACCGACTTCACCAACCATGCCTGGTTCGCCCATTTCCATCATTTCTTCATCCATGATAGATTCGTAGATTTCTCTAGATTTTTCGACAACTATTTCGTGAAATAATTCACGTGCTTGTTCTTCGTTCTCATTGATAATAAGATCAATGAGCTTTTCAAATTTTTTGTTATCCATTTGTTAGTTTCTCCTGAATAGAATGGCTTTGTAATAATTATTTACACTATATCTTAGAAAAGTGCTCAATAAGCATGTATTTTTTACGTTTTAGCTTAAAATATAACCAAAAGTTACCTAATACTCCCGTATAACTTATTTGTTACATATTAGAAGCAGCTTCGGGTTTAGGACCATATTGAGTATGCACTCTTTTGAGATGTTGCTTCTTTTCGTAATTTCGAACATCTAGCATCTTACGTAATTTTCTAATTTGTTTTAGTGTTAATTTTGTTTTTCTAGATTGTTTCCATATAGGTTTACTATTATCTTGATTTACATCTTGATATCCAGCTACAGGTGGATCAAACATTTCTAATAATTTCATTTTGATATTTCCTATAGAATATTTATCTTACATTGGTGCACCTACTGGGCCGCCGGGGGCGCCTGGCGCTGCGGCACTACCCGGGGCTGATTGAACCGGACCTGCAACGTCAGGTGCCATTGGTTCTTCACCTTCTGGTGCTTCTGGTTCACTCATTTCTTCGCCGGACTGTTCGTCAGATTCTATATCCCCTACACTAATACCCACATTACGCAAATCTTGCCCTTCCGGTTCATCATCTTTAGTTTCATCGTTTTCTTCACGCCATAATTTTTCATTTTTAGTAATTTCTTCTTCTGTCAATCCTAAAAATCTTTCCAGTGCAAACCGTTTGGACATGTAGGGGAAAGCTTCCATTGTACTGAATGTAGAAACTCTAGCAGTATCTAATTCACTTTGACGATATGCGGCAAAATTTTGCGGTGGATTAAACTTTAATTGGAACAATCCACTATCAATATTAAAACCTCTCCAACGTAAGAATAATTTAAATTCTTCATCAAGTTTCAATGCAACATAATTTTGCAATCGTTCACAATACTGATTGAAACGAAACTCTTGTATCATTGCTGTACCCACACGACCATCGCTCAATGGTGTAGTATTATCATCAGGACCTGTAGGTAAATAGGAACTAGGAACACGCAAGCCGCGCGCTAATCTATTATTGAAATAACGTAGGTCGTCAATTTCACCCAAATTTTGTCCGCCTGGTAAAACTTCTACACTAGAACCTCTGCCATCAGCCGTGACCGGAAAGAAGTAATCTTCGTTCATTGAAAGTGGGTTGTATGTGGCGTCGACAATTGATTGACCACCGTAGAGTGATGGAATTCTACGTTGGTGAATCTCGTTCTTGATGCGTTCTACGAATGCCATAGCCATATGACTTGGCATGTTTCCAACGTCAATTTTGAACATCCTACGTTCGGGGGCGCGTTGAACACGATAGATTAGAACAGCATCTTCTAATAATTCTTTTTGTTTATATACTTTGAAAATATTTTCTAATATGGATTGACCGAAAGGCCAAAAGCGATCCAACCCTTCTGTCAAACTTAGATGAACGATATGTTTTGCATCTATGGCGGACTCGCTCTGGCCTAATGTAAATCGACTTCCAGTTGTATTGTATGGCATTGCCGGAACAGTGTAGGGCGTATTAGTTCCTCCTCCTGTTCCACCCAATCCAGTTGCAGGATTGGCAGCGAAGTCTGTATTTGTTTTTTGTGCTACACTTAAATTTTGTAGGTTAATATTAATGTCTTTTAATACGTATTGTTCTGGCTTCTTGCCTTCACTCTCATTAACAATAACCTTAATAACTTTGACCATATCGACCCAATACAACTTGAAGTTTTCTGGATCACGAACAAATACTTGATCTCCGTACTTAATAACATTACGAAAAATTTTAAACAACCTTACGTCAAATTCGTTTAATTTACACCACTGTTGTAACTGAGTTTTTAATAATTCCACTTCGTGTGGAGTAGGATCTTCTTTAAATTCAAACATGAAGGGAGTTTTGTTCTGTTCATTTTTCATTGTGCTGAATTCTGAAATAATGTCTAAACATGCGTTAATTTCAGCATCAACGTCCATCATTTCATATTGATTATATCTTTCAATACGATTTGGATGACCTGTATAAACTTCAGGGAGCCTACTCATATAGTTTCTATAACCCCATTCTAGGTTATCTCTGGCTCCTATACTCATGTTATTTTCACTATTATTCCATGAGCCAGAAGTACTATTAGCACCCGAAATGGGACTAGAAACACCACTTCTATTTAAAAATCGTTTTTTATACGTCATATCTTTACCGAATTATTATATATTTAGTTTATATCCTGGATACTTGCAATAACTTGTCCTGTATAGAGTTACTTTGCGATATTTTTTCAGCAATGTTTCCCAAAAGATCAACAACTTCTGACATAGAATTGCTGCCAGTATTACCTTGATTTCCAATATTTTCATCTATATTTGGTATTAATTTATCTACAAGTGTTGTTAATGCATCTCTAAATTCTTGTGCTAACTTTTCAACTGATGAATTAACCGTATTTCCTTCATTGATCATTTCTTGTAACCTATCACCCAAAATATCTCCTACATCTCCACCAAAAGCTTTTGTACCTACGGTAGCTGGACCTAACTGATAATTTGTTGCTATACCGGAGTGTAATATGCTTTTCCATGCATCAGTGTCTGTGATATTTTTAGTTTTTTCATCATACGCACCAATTTTACTAGCTATTTTTTGTATAGCCGTTAAATCAGTTGTCATGTTCCCTTGATTAAATCCAGTGTATTCATTCACACCAAATGCAGTTGGACCCATTTCGTCAGAAAATAATTTAACAGATTTCTTAGCTATAGATGCAATTTTTTCGGTTGGTATTACAGTTTCATTGCCATGTAATTCTACTATGTATCCTGACTCAGGTCCTTCGAAAACACCTCCTTTTTCTGCTTTTGGTATTTTATCTTTATTAACTCCTGCAACCATTGTATCTGCTGAAGGTCGAATACCCTGTATTGCACCGGAAGATGAATAACTTGAAACTTTTTGCATCGTTTCATTTGCTAAAAATCCTCCTGCTTTTCTAACATCAATTCCTGCAATTTGACTTGTTGCTAACAAATTGGCTTGTTCTTGGGTCATGTTTCTTTCATCAAACCCCATTTTTGTAGCCATTTTTGTTTTACTACGTTCCATATACCAAGCAACGACATCTGCTGCTATCTTAGGATCATTAACTAAATCAGGATTTTTAACAAGTCTATCATCACCGAATATAGCACGTGATGCTGAAGCATAATTTGATTTACCGGTTAATTGAATGTACCCTCTACCTCTATATTTCCATCCATCACCAGGTTCTAAATTGCCCATTCGTTTACCAATAGCAGTGTCTTTGCCATACATAAACTCACCCATAGATTCTGGATTTGATTTAATTCTGTTCAATTCTTCATCTGTTTTTCCTGCTGCTCTTGAACCGAATATTGATCGGATTCTTTCGTTTTTTGTTTTACTATAGTCTAGGTTTTCGTTGATGACTTTGCCACCAGATTCTTTCATGACGTTGCCTAAAACAGCATTTAAATAATTGCTATCCGTCACACCTCGCTTCATTAATGCAGCTTTGACTTCACCTAAATTCTGTTTTACATCTTGTTTGACTGAAGGAGGTGCTGACGGTGCGCTAGGTGCTGACGTATTTGCACTGGAATCTGGAGCAGATGATTCACTTTTTAAAGCTTCACGCAATCTTGAAGTGTCACCCACGCCGGCCCTAAGTGCATCTTCCATTGCCTCTTCAATATTTTCTGGAATCTTCTTGATTCTATTATCAAATTTTGTAAAAGATGCACCAGTTGAACCCATGTCTTCAAGTGCAGTATCAAGTATTTTTGTAAATTCTTCAAATGTACCTGAAAGTTCTCTACTTGAGGTAGACAATCTACCAAAAATACCATCAGACGTTTCGTTAGGAGATCCAATGCCTCGCTGTACTGTAAATGGATTCTGTTCTCCTAATTGTTTACGTAAATTTTCTTGTGCTTTGCGTAGTGCTTCTGCTTGCCCGGGTTCTGCAATTATACCTTCATCGGTGAGTCTTCCTGCAAGTTTTCCGTTTATAGTTATAGGTATGCCTTCTTCATTTTTCTTTTCACTTATTTCTTTTTTAGCTTTATCAATTTCTTTATTTGCATTATCGGTCATCTTAGCAATGCTGCCGCCAGCAGCTTCACCTATAGCTTTTCCACCTTTACTACCTAACCATCCGCCTACTGCTGCACCTATTATGCCACCAATTGCTATTCCAATGGGGCCTCCGGCGGCCCCTAACACAGCACCTGCTTTGGCGCCTGCTAATGCTCCCCCTGTACCTGCTGCCGCGGCACCAACTCCTCCACCTACTGCCTCACCTTTTTTCTCTCTAGCTTCTTCTTTAGTAATTTTACCTTCTTTTAATTCTTTTTCGGCTGCTTTTATTCCTTGATATATATCAACTACTCCTCCACCTACAGCAGCCGCTGTACTCACCACTGGTGCTGCGCTTGCTAATTTACTAAGAGGACCAGCTAAATTTGCTAAAGCTGTTCCAGCGCTTGTGGCCGCCGATGCTGCAGACGCGGCTCCAGACACAGTTGTTGCACCGGTTATTACTTTTTCTGCGTTTACTCCAGGTAACTTAGGTCCTCCACCTCCGCCACCAGGTGAAACTGTGCCACCTGTGCCCGGCAATCCACCTCTTGCTGCGCCACGCGCAGCATCAATTGCGTCTTTACCCCTAGAAGCCAACCCTCCTAATATTTTACTTCCCTGTCCGAGTGCAAGTGCACCTAGGGCGGCGGCCGCTAATGTTGCTGCTATAGTGAGGCTATTGAATCCGCTTAGTAATGGGTTAGCCTCAGCTACTAAATTATCAACAAATTTACCAAATTTTTGTTCGTATGTAGTTAACGCTGCACGTGCATCCTGTGAAGGATCTTTGCCGGCTTTTTTAGCAGCTTCTATTCTATCCTTTTCAGCCTTATTTGCTTCTTTGAAATTTGTATCTCTTTGTTGATTAAATTTTTCTAATGCACTTTCTGAAATACCAAACAGTCTAGCAACCTCTTTAGAAATTTGAGCTGCAAAACCAACATTGTCAATAGTTTCACCAAATTTTTTATTATATGCGTCTTGAAATTTAGACGTAGCCTGTTGTACATCAGCCCCATTTTGTATTGCTTGGCGCAGTTCTGTAAGGTCTTCCATGAGACCCATTCTAGTTAACGCTTGTGCTTCTTCACCTGATATAGTTCCTGTAGCTAAGAACGATCTAGCTCCTTTAGTTACTGTTTCATTACCTAACGCTGAGATTCTATCAAGTGTCTGCTGCCGTGCTTTTGCTTCGTCACGTAATTTTTTAGCTTCTTCTGTTCTTCCTTCTGCTTCTAATTTTCTTGCTTTGTTTTCTAATTGAATTTGAGAAATTTGCCATTCAACTGCTCTGGATGCTTCTTGTTGTTTTTTCTTTACAGCTTCGACGTCTTGACCTGTTAATGTAGCAAGTTCTAATAACGTATCTTGATATTCTAAGGACGCTCTTTGAAGCGCGGCCCTATCTTTCATTTCAGCTTTTAGGTTTCTACCCGCCATGCTTTGCAAGGCAACATAGTCAGCCTGAGTTTGCAATAATTCTTCTTGACTTACACCTAATCTTTGGTATTCTTCACGTTGTTGATATGATATCTTTGCTAAGTCAGCAAAAGCTTTAACACTATCACCGGTATTTTTACCCAACAACATCATGTTAGAACCCATAGATGCTATTGGTTTAGTAAATAACTCTAAGTTTTTAGATGTAAGATTGGCACCATGTGCCATCTGTAATAATTCTTTGCTTGTGAAAGAACCTGCTGTTCCGAACTTTGCTAATTGATCATTGGCTTTTAAAACTCGGTCAGCCTGTTCCATATATACGGAACTTAATTTACCAACTACATCAACTGTTGCTCCTAATGCTTTTCCTAAAAGACCAAATGTAGATAGAAATTGACCTATTGCCCCGGTAAATCCTTCGACAGATTTACCATATTTTTCAAAACCTGCTTTTTGACTAAGTAATTCTTTGCTAAAATCTTTTATAGCACCGGTACCGGCTTTTAGTGCTTCAGCTTGTGTCTTTAATTTCTTTTCGTATTCGTGTGCTGCTTTTAATTGATCAATTTGTGCTCTTGTCAACCCACGTGAACTATACCCTAGTTCTTCTAATTCTTTATCAACATCTCCTGCTGTGTTACCAAGACGATTAAAATATTTGATGGTATTTTCGCTAGGTGTGCTTGCTGCTCCAGGCATACGTGATGTTCCCAAAATCGAACTTTGGTCACGCATTGCACGTAACTCATCCAACATTGCAAGTAATATTTGTTTTTCTTCATCCATGGTTTTTGCACACTAAATATAATTAGTATTTAGTATTGGGCAAATACCAATTTTTAACTTAGAGGAAGATAAATGTCACTATCAAATAACCCGCTAAAACAGTATTTTCGTAGACCAGCAGTCTATATTAAACTACCTAGTGGTGGAAAATACTATCCACCGGGTGTAATAGATATACCAGAAAACGGAGAATTACCAGTATATCCAATGACTGCAATTGATGAAATTACCACCAAAACTCCTGATGCACTATTCAATGGGTCAGCAATGACCGAGTTGATAAAGAGTTGTGTACCTAATATCAAGGATCCGTGGCAAATTAATAGTATGGACTTAGATGCAGTATTAATAGGTATACGTGCTGCTGCAAATGGCACAGATTTAGAAATAGAATCCACATGTCCTTCATGTAATGATTACGGAAAATATGGTATCAATTTGATTAACATGCTTGTTCAAATGAAACCCGGTGATTATGAAAATGAATTTGTTATAAATGATCTTTCTATTAAATTTCGACCACTAAACTACAAAGAAATGAATGAAGCTAGTTTAGGACAATTTGAGTTACAACGTCTTTTTATCGCGTTGGAAGATGAAAAAGATGATGAAGTTAAGAAAGAAAAAGGTCAAGAAGCACTGAAACAAGTAACACAGTTAACTATTAAGTTGTTAACTGGAGCTATCCAATATATACAAACACCAAGTATACGAGTTACTGAAAAAGAATATATCATGGATTTTTTGAATAATTGCGACAAAAATATGTACGTTGCAATTCGTGATCATAATGCTGTTCTTAAATCTACAACCGAAATAAAACCACTCAAAATAAAGTGTGTGCATTGTGGTCATCAATACGATCAACCATTCACATTAAATACCGCTGATTTTTTCGGATGACGCTTCTTCGTCTCGATCCCGAGAGACTACAGAAGCTAATCGATGACTACGAAAAAGCAGTAATCGAGATTAAAAAAAATGCCTTGCAAATGGCATGGTATATGCGGGGTGGTGCGACATATGAAGATATCTTAAATATGTCCGCCACCGAACGACAGCAAATCAATCAAATAATAGAAGGTAATTTAGAAGCCACTAAGAAATCCGGAATGCCGTTCTTCTAAATTTACCCATAACTATTCATTTATCTAATTTTTTTACGTTTATGTTTCTACTAAAGATGTCCTTCGGACATCTAAGAATTCGCTGACGCTCATTCTTATTTTCTTAACTCTTTTTACTCTGTATTCTCATATAGGTCATTTTAGTTACTCACTGCACTTGAAGCCATGGTAGTGCTAATTAGCACTACCAATGGCTAAGACTAATCATGCCCGTCATCCATAGTTGTCTATCCCCCAGTGTTTAACTATTTCTGTTAACATCTGCTACCGGTTGCCCTGTAAAGTTTATGGGACTGTAGTGAAGCTATATCATTTAGTGATACTCTTCGGCAACGCACATTCTATATCATCAAGACAAAGTAGATATAGACTTGTTGAGTGTTCGCTTTGTCGATTGCACTCTCGGTATTCCAAGAAAATTAATTCTTGCTACTCCAGAATCCGACGGCACAGCACTACCTGTACAATCTCAAGGAGAGTCGAGGATCCCCGACCAAACAAATTTAACGACAAAAAGGTTATTTGAGTAAGTTTATTACTGATATGTTTTCGATAGATGACTTGGTGTCTGTTTTGGATCTTGAGTATGTTTTAAGTAGGTCTTTGTTGTGTTTGAAAAAATGATCGAATTCAATTATGAGCCAATCATTATATTTTTTAGATGTATAGTACAAAAATTGGTCTGTAATCCAAGTTAGTTTAGATTGCACGCAAACAAACTTTCCTTTTCTATTAAATTTCATAAACAGTATGTTCAAATCATGTGGTTCTGATACTGTCATTACTTGATCTATCCAACTGTCTAATATCTTACAGTCTCCTGTTAATACTAGATGAAAAGGGAAATCCGCGTAAGATTTGCATTCAGCGTTAAAAAATGAAAAGCTTTGTCCCGGAACAATGTCACCCTTAAAACTGCGAACTTGTCCCTCATGTAAGAATTCTTTTCGACTTTGATTCTTACCGCCCACATAGGCTCCAGACCCCGGTGCTCGTATAAACGATTCGCCGTATGTTTTTGATAGATATGTTGCGATTTCTCGCTCAAAACTTGATCCTTTTGCTTTCTGTGGACTGACCATTATGTTGACTTTTTGTTTTTACAGTTATCACCGTGCCAACGATGAAACATATTAATACTTATGCTCTTGTCGCAGTGCCTGCAAGTTTTTTTTATTTGTGAAGTATGTTTACCTTCGGCTAACATTTTTTGATTAATATCACCGCCTAAAAAATGATGTTTACCTTCAACCACTCGTTTTTTTGCTAGTTTTCGTTGGATCACCCCGCCAACAAACGGATTGGTTCCTTCTTCTACTCTTTTTAAATTTCTTGCTCTAGTAATTTCCCCGCTATTTAAAAAATGGTGGGTTCCGTTCTTGACACGATCAGAACTAACACTAGTTCCATCATGTCTTTTAAGCAAATGATGTGTACCATCGGCAACTCTTTCTTGTGCCTGTTTAGATGAAAGATTTGATCTTTCTTCTGGTGTCAGATTCACTCTACTGCCGATCAAATTACATGCTCCCCAATCACCCTGATGATAATGTATATCATAGTGTTCTTGTATTGTAACTAACTTCAAATTAGATATATTATTGTTATCATGGTTGCCGTCAATATGGTGTATGTCCATTGGTCTACCGTCTTTATCTTTTGGAATAGATCCAAAATGCTTTTTGTAGATATCCCGATGATTATTAGGTTTGTTATGTGAACTAGGCATATATTTATTTATGCTTAGTTAAATTTATTCTATCTCGGTGGCTGTACTATAAGTAGTGAACCCTTTTTCTTTGATAACTTTCAAAACGCTAGGTACACGTCCTGCTAACTCTTCCCTGTGTGAGACTAACCAAATAGACTTGTTTCTTCTTCTGGACATGTCCTTGAGAATAGCAATAGAATTTTCAACACCGATTGTATCCAATCCACTGTCAATCAACTCATCAATAAACAACGTATTGATTGGACTATACAAGTTTTCCCAAACATCACGGAAAGCAAAACTTAGACCTAAAATTAATCGGTTACGTTCACCTCTGCTGAGATTGTCAAAATCAAGTTCTCTACCTAATTCGGTAATCTCAACAGTTAAATCATTTTGGAATACTACTTGGTGAGGTAGACCTATCTTATCCAAATAATAAGTCAGTCTAGCATTTAGATAACTCAGGTTCTGATCAATAATCTTTTTACGAACGAAACTATCCTTGCTTGTTAGTATTTCAAGTAAGAATTTTTGGTGATCTAACGTCTTTGTTAATTCATTGATCTTGTCAAAATTGATTTCTTGCAAAGCCTTACTTTCCATTTCAACAATCTGCTCACCATATGGATCTGCTTCGTTTGCTTTTTGTTCTATCTGCTTGATTAAGTTTTCTAGCTGCGAACTATGTTTAACTGCCTCAGCTTCAGTTTCGTAGTGAGTAACAGGCATATCCATAACCGTAACAGGATTATCAATTAATGCATCTAACTGAAAATTTAAATCTTTGACATGTGTTTTACTCTCACCAAGTAACTCTTGTTTTTTCTGCAAAACCGTTGTATGCTGTTCATCGTGTAATTCATGACCACAAGCGTAACACTTGTGATCTTTCAACATCTTTACTTCAGCGTCAAGTTTTTGTAAATTCTTATCTTCTTTTGCTATTTCTTTACGTAAACTTTCTACCTTACTATCGTAAGCAGTTTTTAGTTGAACTTGATGATTATACGTCACGAGGTCTTTATGCGCCTGCAACTCAGTAATAATATCTATCTCGCTCAATTGCTCATATTCAGTGGCAATTCTAGACAAATCTTCTTCATGTTTTGTCTTCCAAAGCTTTTGTCTACGTTTCAATGCCTCGATTTGTTCTTTGACTCGTTTGTTTGCTTCTTCAATTGCTTTAACACGAAATTCTTCTTGTTGAATGTTATCTTTACTTTGGCGAATCAGTTCTTTAATCACTTCAGCCTTCTCACTCAACAACGTAATACCCAACAATTGTTCGATAATATTGCGTTGTTCATTAGACTTAAGTGCTAAGAACGGCTCACTATAAGTATTCAATGCTATGATATGCCTAAACATATCAGAGGACATGTTTAGTACACGCTCAATATTTGCCTGTGTTTCTTTGTTCTCGCCTTGGGCATCATCTGTGCCTTTTTGTAGCTTATTGTTTACATAGAATTTTAGTATGTTTGGCTTTCGACCACGTTCTATTTTGTAGTCTGTGCCGTTAACATTAAAGTCTAATGTGACTATCATGTTTTTAGCGTTGGTTCTATTAACTAGATTATCTTTTCGAATATTGTTAATAGGAACACCAAACAATGCATAGCACAAACCCTGGATCAATGTAGTTTTACCTGTGCCGTTTCTAGCACCGTCACCACCCAAATCAAGATTCTCCCCTAAGATTAGAGTAAGTTCTTTTTTGTTAAAATCGACTGCTTGTGTTACCTGCCCAATCGATAAAAAATTTCTCAATGTTATATTTTTTAGTACAATCATGAATCAGCGTATCCTAAATTATGTGCGTAATCTACAATTGTTGTAGCAGCATTCAAGCCATCTTCGTCAGTAAAAGTTGGGTTACTAAGATGAATATAACCACCTTTATGAAATTTAATATACCAGCTTGGCTCACCATATGATTTACAAAATTTTGCCATAGATATTTGTTTACCGTTAACATGTGGCAATCTATTAATACTTCTTATGTATTTTTCTACGTCATTCATAAACTATTGTAAATTTCTAGAAGTATCTTCTTGTCAAATGACTTGCTTTCGATAGCATTGATTTGATCAACAATGATTTGGTCTACGCTTTCAAATTTTAGACCATCGGAATTTGATTGTTCCATCTGATCTAACTTCATAGGAATTAGTGTCATTTCACGTAAATGATATTCTGGGATCCATGTTTCACGTAAAAAGTTTGCCTCTTCATAACTTATTTCAATGTCTAAGTTAACTCGTACATGACTATCTATCAGTAAATAAGCTTCAGGCTTTTCGATAATGTCACTGAGTTTGTGAATTCTAAAAATAGGTTGTCTTGGCCAACTATAAAATTCTGGATCTTTGCCCCATTCTATAATTGCCATTCCTCTTGCATCGTCACCTGCATCTGCATAATTGTGTGGGAACGCATTACCAACATACCAAATATTTTTACGTGCTTGTCTTTTGTGAAAGTGACCACTGAATGCTTTATCAAATCCAACTAAATGGCTTTCATTGATTTCCCCGTAATCAGGCATCTCAACCATGGCATTCATGTAAAAGTGTGGAAGTTCAAGGTGTCCGAACAAATATTTGCCAGACATTTTTTGTAGTTTCTTATAATCTTGTTGCACCAACCACGGGGCAATAACAACATCACCTTCCTTGAGGAAATCATTTACGATTCGAACATTGGGTAGATGTTTAGCCCATTCGACACTATGTATATCCCTTCGATCCCTATAATATAGATCGTGATTTCCGGGAATAAAATACACTTGGTCAAAAGCTTTACTTAGTTTTTCTAATGCCAATAAACCGAATTGCAAGGTGTGAATGTTGATACTTGCCCTATGATGATTCCAGTCACCTAGAAAAAGACAAGTCTCGCAATTTTCTTTTTTGGCTTTCTCAATGAACCAGTCTACAAAATTTAAACAATCTTGGTTGTGTTGTAGGCTGTTTGACTTGAGGCCAAAATGTATATCTGTAAATATAGCTGCTTTTTTGAAAAGATTACTCATCTTTGTATTATGATCAATTCTGCATGATATATCAAGTGCATTGGTTAATTTTCTTCATAGAACGCAGCAGCACTTGCAGTTCCTTGTCTGGACCAACTTGGATTTAATCCATTAATTTCAAGAATATCATCACGGATGTTTTGGTTTCTTTTTTCCGTGTTTAACACCCTACAGAAACTGTTTGTAATAGCAGCAGTGTAATATGCAAAAGGATTACTAGATTTGGCTTCGTTGAATCTTAATCCCACGTAAGTCAATTGCAATATTGCACTATTTCTCATTTCATCATTGTATGTGTATCCTCGCCAGTTATATTTCATGGCGTATTTTTCACACATCATAATATACATACGTGCTAATTTATTAGTGATTTGTCCATGGTCCTTACTAAAATAACCATCTGTTAAAGAACCTACCCAATGACTTTTACCTACACAGTAAAAACTATTATTTTCATCGATTTTAAAATGCTGAAATGGGGGAAAGTTTACTTTTACATGAACCATGTCATCAACTTCAGCTTTAGTCATAGAGTCTTCTAACTCAGCAAAAATTTCATCACTTTCATCTTCAAAATCAAAAATATCTTTTGCAGTTTTTTTCTTAGTAGATTTTCTAGGTTGTTTTTGCGATACAGGAATATGATCCCAAGTCATAACTCTAAAAACTAAACTAGTTAACGGAATAGAATCTGCTGTAACTGTGTTACCAGTTTCCTGAGTTAGCCTATTCGCTCTGTTTTCTTTAGCTTGCTGCACTACTTCAGGTTTCAAAGCATATTCAAACGACTTTTCTAGTGATTCCTGCGGCATGTCAATGATGACATCATACCTATGATAGTCGGGTTTTGAAAAGTAGCAGTATGTTGATTTGCTTTCGTGAATCTCTTTTAAGATATCCTTGTTATTAAGGTAGTTGACGGGTTTTTTGATTATAGACATAATTTCCTTGTGATTTTGCTAAAATGTTAGCATAACAGTTGCATAAAAGCAACATATATGGATGTGAAAAGGTGAAAGGTATACTTGTATTTATCTCTCAATTTTTGACCAATAGTTATTAACTTTTCTAAAAAATGATTTTTTTGGCACGATAAATATAGATAAGGATAAACTAATATGGCACAGCGTGGACTACAAGGACAAATATTAAACACTAGGCAACAAGCAACTGCTCAGGATGAGTATAATTATGCTTCTCAACGTGATTGGCGTGTAGTGTTAAGCTTGGCGCCACAGGCTAATTATCTGTATAGAGCCCAAGATCCAGGCATATTGCTTCCATTAGTGGATACAGATGGTGTTGTTTTCCCTTATACACCGCAAGTTCAAGTACAATATACTGCTAACTATGACACATCTGATATTGTCCATAGTAATTACAAAATATTTCAATACAAAAACAGTTACGTCGATTCTGTTAACATAACCGGTGAATTTACTGCTCAAGACACATACGAAGCCAATTACCTATTAGCAGTTATACATTTTTTTAGAAGCGTGACAAAAATGTTTTATGGGCAAGATAGTAACCCAGTAAATGGAACTCCTCCGCCACTCTGTTATATTTTTGGTTTGGGTGAGTATCAATTTAATAAACATCCTATTGCAATTACAGGTTTTACTTATAATTTACCAAACGACGTAGATTACATTAGAGCTGATGTGGGGAGTTCTTCTGGTTTATCCAGTGGTTCGCAAATATCAAATTTTAGATTTCAAAGTACATCCAATCCCTCTAACCTAAGATTAGGATCTGCAGGTGTTGAACCGGGAGGATTTGCACCGCCACCAGCATGGGAAGGTATTAGAAATGGAAATTCTCAAGGTTCTATTCAACCCACATATGTCCCTACTAAGATGCAAATTCAAATATCAGCGATACCAATCGTATCACGCCTAGATATATCCAGTAGATTCAGTCTTAAAGATTATGCTACAGGTAACTTAATGTTAGGTGCGCGAAATAGCAAAGGTGGAGGTATTTGGTAATGTCTACAATTAACGGTGTATATCCCCCAACTAGTCCATATTATATCACAGATATCACAAATAGAAAATATTTGGATATAATGAGTAATAGAGTTATACCTGCGTTAGGGTCAGATATATATTGGACTATAACTCCTGTCTATGAATATAGACCAGATACATTGGCATATGATTTGTATAATGATTCTAGGCTTTGGTGGGTGTTTGCTCAAAGAAATCCCAATAGATTAAAAGATCCATTATTTGATTTTGTCACCGGAGTTCAAATTTATCTTCCTAAAATGGACACATTAAAACTATCGTTAGGTTTATAATATGGAATTTACTGGATACGAATCTGCATTTATACCTACCCCACCCGGTACAGTGTCGCAAGACGAGACTCCGACACAACAAACCCCTGCACCTGAACGTGCAGTATATGGATCAACGTATGCAGAAACATTACGTAGAAACATACGAAAAAATCCATTAGCAGCCTATTCTAGTTATACATATCAGTTGTCACTTTATATGATAACTCCTGATGCTTATGATGTGTTTGTTAGAAACGGTAGAAAAGACATAGAAATAGTAAATCAAGCAGGCTCAGGTTGTGATCGAGGTGCATATCTAATTGCACAGAGTGGTGGTATTAATAACACAACAACTATCCGAGCCCCTGGCTTTCATTATGATTATTTGATAGATGATTTAGTCATCAATGCTGTAGTTAGTCCAACTGGAACATCCGCACCAACTACTAATGCTGAACTAACCTTTACTATCTATGAACAATATGGTTTTTCATTTATATCTAATTTGAAACGTGCTAAAGATGAACTTAATCTATATAGTACAACACCCAATATAAGAGATGCTACAAATGCCAGTAGGCAATTTTTTATATTGGGTGTTCAATTTTTAGGATACGATGAAAATGGGAATATATTCACTGGTTTAGAAAATACCTTTAAAAGATATTATGATATTCTTTTTACAAAAATAGATTTTAAGATTGATGGTAGAGCAACAACATATAAAATTACTGCAGTAGCAATTCCTCCTACTATAGCGTTTGGACAAAAAAGAGGTGTTATTGATAAGGGTGCCAATCAATTGATAGGATCCACAGTTAAAGAATTATGTGATGCGTTATGCGCCAAGCTCAATAATGACCAAAATATTCAGGTACCAAAAGATCGAGAGTTTGCAAATAAGTATACAGTAGATTTTTCTTTGGCTCCTGAGATAGGTCAATCTAAAATTATTAGCACATTGGACGTAGACAAAATAAAATGGCCAATGGCAGTAGCTAATAACAAGACTAATATAAATCCCGGACTTGAAATTAAAGCGCAGCCCAACAAAGACGCAAGAATAGTAGCATTCAATAGAGATACACCTATCATACAAGCGATACAAACAATTATTAATCAAAGTAATTTTTTAATAGATGGATTGCAATTGGCATACAGCACTAAGCCACAACCCAATAAAGAAGGCAATAGAGAAGACATTGAAAGTAATAAAAGAGCAAAATGGTTTAATATTTCTACAGTGGTATCCAATGCTAAATGGGATACAAAATTAAAAGACTTTGCGTTTGACATCACTTACGTGGTTAAAACTTACGAAACACCCTTTGTATTATCAGTAGCTGCGGATAAAACTTCTGAGTATTATGGACCATTCAAACGTTATGAATATTGGTTAACTGGTCAAAATTCTGAAATTTTAAGATACGAACAAACCATGAACAACGCTTATTTTACTGTTGCTATAGATACAATGGGCGCCGACTCTACCACAGGCAATACAGCTACAGGTGGAAATGCAAATATACCGATTGGTTTGAACAAACGAACTCCTGGACAACGAATTAATAAATTAGATTTGGGTATGGAAGCTCAAAACAATTATGTTACTAATTTAATAGATCCAGGAGCCTATGCAAAGGCTAGTGTATTAATTTTAGGCGATCCGGATTTGTTAAGTAACGACATGCCTACAGGAAATCCTGAGTTAGATAAAAAAAACACACCATTTTATGGACCAGATGGATACAGTCTTGATTCTCGCAGTGGTCAAACGTTTATCGAAATAGATTTCAGAGAAGCAATTGATTACGATCATAGTCAAGGATATATGCGGGTAAACGATAAAATATTGTTTTGGGATTACCCACCTTCAGTGAAGAAAAATATTCAAGGAATAGTGTTTTATCTTACCAATGTAAAAAGCATATTCAGAGCTGGCAAATTTACACAAGATTTAGATTTAACAATGGCGACATTTGGATTTACTAGAGATTATGGTGGATCGGATCAAGGGCGTGAGGATGCTAGACAGCAGCAATATAATGACAATGAGATAGCTAGACTGCAAAAAAGAGGTAATCCTCCTGTGGGTCTACGTGAAGATTCACCACCGACTGGTGCATCTTCAGGTGGAGATCCTTGTGGCCCGGCAGCACTTCCGCAACAAAATAATCAACAAGCTACTTCAAAGGGCGTAGCAGATGATGATGCTTCATCTAACAGCGTAATCATAACAGGTGAAGCAAACCAAGACGTTAACGGAAATACAATAAATTCATTAGGGGCAGCACCATAATATGGCAGAGGATATCTTTAAACCAGCTGGCGCAACTAAAGCAAGTAAACCCGACGCGGGTGGTGGCGTCATTAGAAGTGTTCCAGTATACGGTATCGTTAAAAATAATATTGATCCCACACGTTCAGGAAGAATACAAGTTTATATTTCTGATTTAGGCGGCAATGATCCTGATAATCCTGCTAATTGGGCTACTGTTTCCTATATGTCACCTTTTTATGGTTTTGTTCAACCCACAGCACCTAATCAAGGTGAGGGAGATTTCGTAGCAAATCCTGCAAGTTATGGAATGTGGTATAGTCCGCCAGATTTAGAATCACAAGTTATATGCATATTCATCAACGGAGATCCTAACTACGGTTACTATATAGGAGCAGCACCAAAACCCGAAGCATTGCATATGGTACCTGCTATCGGCTCTTCGGATAAAATTATCACAAATAACAGTTCTGAATCACAAAGCTACGGCGGCGCCTCTATTCTTCCAGTAACTAATATAAACACTAATAATACATCTACTTCTGACGATGATAATTTCTTGGATTTACCCAAACCTATTCATAGTTACCAAGCTGCTATACTTTTTAAACAAGGTATAATAAGAGATACTTTGCGCGGCCCCATTACATCTAGTGCTAATAGAGAGTCTCCTAGTAGAGTAGGTTGGGGAGTTAGCACTCCTGGTAGACCAATTTATGCAGGTGGATTTACTGACGCTAATATTGCTCAAGCTGCTAGTGAAGGGAAAAATGATGAAAGTTTGCGTGTTATTTCTCGTGTGGGAGGACATTCTATTGTTTTAGATGATGGCGATTTGATAGGCAGAGACAATCTAGTACGAATACGTTCATCTGCGGGACATCAGCTATTAATGAGTGACGACGGGCAAACAATTTTTATAATACATAGCAATGGTCAATCTTGGATCGAGATGGGCAAAGAGGGCACCATTGATCTGTTTTCTACAAACAGTTTTAATATACGAACACAAGGTGATATTAATTTTCATGCAGATAATAACATAAACATCCACGCTAAGAAAAAACTTAATATCAAAGCAGAAGATATCTATATTCAATCTGAAAAGAGTACATGTCACAACATAGGATCTGATTATAAATTACAAACTTCAGGTAAATATTCGCATAAAATTGCCGGAATAATGAGTATGCAGTCCGGCGGTGATGCTTCGTTTGAAAGTGCAGGAACTTTGTATGTTAATGGAAGTAGAATCAATTTAAATTCGGGTTCGGGTCCTAGTGCAGATGATGTGCAACCTTTACAAGATATCGCACATACTGATACATTATTCGATAATGTCAAGGGTTATTTAGCAGCTCCTGGACTACTGAAAAGTATAACTTCACGTACTCCTGCACACATGCCATGGGTAAATGCAAATCAAGGTGTGAATGTAGAAGTTTCACCCTCAACCGATGATAATTTACCATCTGCTCCTAATGCAGCATTAGAAAGAGCTACACAAATAGCAGAGAGTTCAACATCAGCAAGTCCGTTAAGTGCAGCAGGACTAGCAACTGTACCTTCAGTAAAACCAGTAAGTAATAGTATAGATGGTCCCACAACAAGTGCTATTGTGGGCGCATTAGCAACCAATGCTGCTAACGGTCCCGCATCACTCGCAGTAAAAACAGGCGCCGGTGTAGTTCCTACTTCTGATGGACCAGTTGTAGCTTTGGGCTCTTTGGCACAAACACCAGCACAATTAGAAGCTGCCGGATTTTTAAAACCCGGCGCTGCAGTGTTGGTAGATGCATTAATTAAAGCAGGTCAACCGTTAAACAGTGCTTTAACTAAAAATTTGTTTACCGGCAAAAACGGTGTTGGTGATCTTAATGCATTCTTGAACAATCCGGCAGCGCAAATTTCAGGAATGGTCGATAATTTACAAAAATCACAAACATCGTTGACTAATGCAGGAATATTGACAGGAAGTGAATCACCGGTTGCTATTGCAGGACTAGTAATGTCGGGATCAACATGTGGTGTACCCGAAACATTAGCTGCAGTTAAAAATGTAACGGGAGGTACAAATCAACCTGCTAATGCAGGACTACCTGGAGTAACTAATCCAGTCTTTAATGCCTTAAATTCAGGTAATTTTGCAGCAGGATTGTCACAATCTAGTACATCAGGATTGGGATCTATTGTTGGTGCTGTTGCAGCCATGGGCGCCGCTTCTAAAATTATGGGTAATAAAAATAAAGGCGCTACAGCAATGGCAGTTGCAGCAATAGCCACAACAATGTTACCACTCCCAAATAAAAAACCCGCTAATCTAAAGACTATTAGTGCAGAAAATATGGCTATAGCAGAAGCTAGATCATTGCGAGTTGCAGATCCATTTAAAGACGCAAAAGATTTCTTAAAATTAACTGGAAGAATAGGTGGGGGTAAAGTTAATCAAATAGCCGGAGCTGTTATAGGTGGATTAAATGCTGTTAATAGGTATAACAATGCTAAAAATCCACAACAAACTATAGGTGCAATTACTGGAATAATAGGAAGTGTAGGCAGAATAGGTTCAGCGACTGGAAATAATAATCTTGCAAAACAGACGAGACAAGTAAACACTGTAATAAATGCGGCTAACCAAATCAACAATTCACTCAATACAATTAGTAACGCAAAAACAGTAGTTGGACAATTAGGTGGGTTAGGAAGAATATTGGGTTCTGTTGGTCAAGTAGGCCGAGCGTTCGGAAATAAAAACTTAGTGAGAAGTACACGTAAGGCGGGCACAATAATATCAAGTTCTCAGGGAATATTACGCGGAGTAGATAAACTTACTACTAGTAAAAATATCAATACAACTTTAGGTGCATTAAATTCTATTGTTAGAAACGCAAGTAGAATTAAAGGCACCGTAGGTAGATCAAGTAAGGCTAGTGGAATGTCTATGATACCTGGTGGTAATTTGAGTATAGGATCAGTAGTAAATAAATCTTTAGGAAAACTTGGTATTCCTAGAAACCCAGCGTTAGCAAGTATTATTACAAGTGCTGTAACAGCCGCAATAAATGACATTGCATATCCTAAAGCAGTTAAAGCTGGTGCCGGATTACCTCGAGGAATTGCAGGACCAACCAATTTTACAGGACCAACTAATTTTGACTCTCTAAACGGAATTCAAACAGACATAACTAAATCTTTAAGTGGAATCCAATCGGATATAGTTAAATCTTTAAGTGGAATTCAATCATTAGGTAAAAACTTAACAACACTTTCTATCAGTGATTTAAATGCAGGAGAAGCTGCTCAATTAAATGCTGCAATGGGCGCTATTGGATTCGGTGGTGCAGGCGCAGTAAAAATGCCAACTGTTGGGGAAAATACTTTTAATGATTCTGCAGTCAATGCACAATTAAATTCATTACTTGAAGATTCAAGAATTCCTGCTATCAACTTTGGTGACGAACCCGATTCTGGAGGTATAGCGGCGTTAGAAGCAGCAATACAGGCTAATAACGCAGTCGATGCAGAATTCAATTCTTTAGAATCACTATTCTCACAAGTAGAAACAGCTAAACAAAAATTCTATGATTTGGAATCATCATTGCCAACTGGTTCTCTTGAAATAATAGAAGCACAAAATGAATGGTTGCAATTGCAAGAAAAAGCTAATAGGTTATTAGACAGCATTGAGAATAAAATTAATTACTAAATAAATATATGCCACAATACATAGGTTTCAGCACACGTGGAGCGAATAAACCAAAAACTACTAACCAACCTACCGGCAATGATGGGGGTGTAGGTACAATAAAGAAATCATTAAACACTGGTAGAAAATTTCGTTTGGTTGATGAAGCGTTGGTCATTAATGATTTTATAAACGCCATAAACATTAAACAAGGTGAAAAAGTAGGACAACCTGGTTATGGAACAACATTATGGGGATTTGTTTTTGAACCAAATACATCTAGCGTACAGTTTCAATTAGAAACTGAAATTCGCAGAATAGCTAATTTAGATCCTAGATTAATACTTAACTCAGTAAAAGCTTTTCCTCAAGATAATGGAATTCTACTTGAAATTGAAATTGCTGTTGCCCCATTCAACCAAGCACAAGTTCTAAGTCTATTTTTAGACCAAGGAACTAATCAAGCTATTATTCAGTAAACCGAAAAAAATACGGTTTTTAGGTATGATAAATACTTAAAAGAGATAAACCTATGGCTACAAGTTCACGACAATCTGCAATTTTTGGGGTAAATGACTGGCAAGCAATCTACCAGACGTTTAGGGAAGCCGATTTCAGAAGCTACGACTATGAAACTTTACGTAAAAGTTTTATAGATTATTTGCGGGTGTATTATCCTGAAACATATAATGATTTTATCGAATCAAGTGAATTTATAGCATTACTAGATGTTATTGCATTTATGGGACAGGGTTTAGCGTTCCGTAACGATTTAAACACACGTGAAAATTTTATAGATACAGCCGAGCGCCGCGATAGTGTAATTAAGCTAGCCAATTTGGTTAGTTATAATCCAAAAAGAAATTTAGCCGCGCAGGGATATTTAAAAGTTGTTAGTATTCAAACTACACAGAATATTAGTGATTTGAATGGAACTAATTTAGGTAATTTACCTATTCTTTGGAATGATCCAGCTAATCCAAATTGGTTAGAGCAATTTAATACCATTATTAATGCAGCATTAGTCGATACACAACGTGTAGGTAGACCAGCGAATGTTGCGGATCTTTTAGGTGTAACTACAAGCGAATACACACTAAGAATTCCAAACACTACATTACCTATTGTACCGTTCACATCTACTGTCGATGGTATAAACATGAACTTTGAATTATGCAGCGTTACTAGTGTTGATGCTGATTATATGTATGAAATTCCTCCTGCACCTAGTGGTCGTTTCAATATGCTATATCGAAATGATAAGTTAGGATATGGTAGTCCAAACACTGGGTATTTCTTCTATTTCAAGCAAGGTAACTTACAAAATTACGACTTCACGTTAGAACAACAAATAGCTAATCAGGTTGTTTTTATTGGAGACATCCAAGGTATCAATAATGAAGATACATGGTTGTATCAATTAAATGAAAATAATGGTACTAGAACTCTATGGACAAAGGTAGAAAACATCTATGCTGATGCTTACCTACAAACTGAAACAAGTAACAGAACAATATTTTCTGTAAGTTCTAGATTCAATGATCAGGTAAGTTATGTTTTCGGTGATGGAGTTTTCAGTCAGATTCCTGTAGGCACGTACCGAGCATATGTACGTGCAGGAAACGCACTAACTTATACTATCGATCCTACTGAAATGCAAGGTATTACAGTGTCTTTTACCTATATCAATAGGTTGGGTAAAGCAGAAATACTCACCGTAGGTTTAGAGTTACAATTACCGGTTAGCAACGCACAAGCACGTGAACCAATAGCACAAATTAAACAACGTGCTCCTACTAGATATTATACGCAGAACCGTATGGTTAATGGTGAGGACTATAATAACTTCCCCTATACATTGTATAGCTCTATCATAAAATCGAAGGCAATAAATCGTAGTAGTATTGGTGTTAGTAAAAATCTAGATTTACTGGATCCTACTGGAAAATATTCCAGCATTAATAGTTTTGCTAACGATGGTGCATTATGGCAAAACACAGATGATGGTTTCCTAACACTAACTATAAGCACTATCGGTAATATCATTACGTTCCTAACAGATTCATTGGGAAATGTTTTATCTGGCAATAGAGTGGTGCAGTATTATACTCAAAATTTCACACAATATTCTATTAATAGTGCATCAGGAGATGGTACTGTTTATTGGAATACTAATTCAGTAGATACCAATTCGTTAACTGGATATTTTTACAACATTACAGATAATAGTCCATTGCCAATTCCAATTGGTACTTATTCAACAAACAATGTAAAGTATATTACACCTGGTGCATTGATAAAATTTGTGGCTCCTAGTGGTTTCTATTTTGATGCTAATAATCGCTTAGTCGCAGGAATTCCTGGACCAAGTAATCAAACGTATATTTGGACAACTGTTTTATCAGTAATAGGTGATGGATATAATAACGGTCAAGGTGGATTCGCAAATGGTACAGGTCCAGTAACATTAAATGGATATGTACCAAATGGAGCAATTTTAACTACAGTATTACCTGCTTTTGATAATTCTCTTTCTAATGAAATAGTACAAGAATGTATCATTAGAATGGAATTGCAACAAAACTTTAGTTTAAAATTTGACAACTCATTAACTGTTGCGCAAGATAGATGGAGTATACAACTTTATAATGACCCTAATTGGTTTGTCAGATTTGAAAGTCAAGCCGGCGGAAGATATACAGTCACGTACCGTTCACTAAGATATTATTTTGGTAGTGTAGAAGATACAAGATTTAGTTTCGAAAGAGACAAGCTTGTATATGATCCACTGAGTGGTAAAATTCTTCAAGATTTTATCAAGGTGTTAGCAACCAATACACAACCAAATAATAACAACGCATTAGCCAAAGATGTGCAAATTAATATCGTTGGACAAACCGTTGAAAGCGACGGATACATAAATGACTTTGAGGTAGAAGTTGCTAGCAATGATATCAACAATAGAGGATTGATTGTTAACCCTGATTTCTTCCAAACTGTTACTGGGTACGTGACCGGATCTTCGAATATTGGTGTGTATGTATTTTTTGAGTTAATTGAAGATGCGATTAATCTATCTAGGTTACAAATAGTTCCGACTTCTGACGTTGTGCAATATCAAACAAAAACACAAATTGAAGTATCAAAGTATGATTATCCACTAGGACAATTATTTTATGCATATGGTGAAAATACTTTTTGGAAAACTATACAGGACAATACTGTAACAACACCTTTTTATAATCTTGTTGCACAACCACAATACTCAATTAAATATGGTCGCCAAGGATTACAGTTTCAGTACCGTCATAATAGTAATAATACCACACGCATCGATCCTGCTACGACTAACATTATTGATTTATATGTAGTTACTCAAAGTTACTATACGCAATATCAAAATTATATTCAAGACACTACCAATACAGTTCCTATGCCTCCTAAACCCACAATCAACGAATTAAGTGAGGAATACGGACAACTAAATAATTATAAGATGCTTAGCGATAGCGTAGTTTTAAACAGTGTCGTTTTTAAACCATTGTTTGGACCTAAAGCAGCACCAAACTTGAGAGCAACGATTAAAGTGATAAAATCATCAAATACAAATGCAAGTAATAGCGAAATTAGAAGTTCGGTATTGGCCGCGATGAACACGTATTTTGACATTAATAATTGGAACTTCGGGGACACCTTCTATTTCTCGGAGTTAAGCGCATACCTACATGATCAATTGGGCGAACTAATTAGTTCGGCAGTGTTAGTTCCAAACGATCCTACAATGAAGTTCGGAGACCTTTATGAAATAAAATGTTCACCCTATGAAATCTTTGTAAACGCTGCTACTGCAGATGACGTAGTAGTAATAGCTGCACTAACACCAGCTGAATTGCAAATCGCATGAGTAAGTAATTATGGCAACAAGAATTAGAACACTAAATTTTCTTCCTGAAATATTTCAGACACCTACAAACGCACAATTTTTAGCGGCTACTTTAGATCAAGTGGTAGCACAACCAGAAACTAAAAAAATTCAAGGATATATAGGAAGTAAATTTGGTTATGGTATAAATGCAAAAGACTATTATGTAACTGAACCTACTAAGGTAAGAAAAGATTACCAGTTAGATCCTGGTATTGTATTCACAAAAAAGAATGAAGCAGTAGCGCAAGATTTTATTAGTTATCCTGGTATATTAGATGCGTTAAAATTGGAAGGTGGATTAACGAAAAACAACGATCGGTTATTTAACAGTGAATTTTACTCATGGGATAGCTTTACCAATCTAGACAAAATAATTAACTTTAATCAATACTATTGGATACCAAATGGTCCTGATAGTGTTATAGTTTCAAGTGAAACAGTTTTTTCTAGCAATGATTATATAGTTAAAAGTTTATCCAATGGATATAGCATTGTTCCATTGACTGCTAGTGAAGGTGCCAGCAGCACCAACCCAACAATTATTTTACTTCGTGGAGGCACGTATACATTTGAAGTAAATCAAGATTCACAATTTTGGATTCAAGGCGAACCCGGGGTAACTGGTTATAGTGCAACTCAACCAAATTTACAAACAAGAGATGTGTACGGAGTTAACAACAATGGCGCTAGTGTTGGCATTGTTACTTTTAATGTTCCTCCAAAAGACGCACAAGACGAATACAATTTCCCAGGAAATAATTTAGTTGATGTTGTATCTACTCTACCTTTCTCTGAGATAAATGGCAAACCATTAAGTGAATTAGGTAATATAGACGGTATATCATCGTTAGAAAATCTAACAGTTATGTTTTATAACACAGGTGATGTAAACGAAATTGGGTACATATCTAACTTTTTTGATTCTACGGCATACGATGTTAATAACGGATTAGTTGGCCCACAAACAGTAACTGTTACATCAACATCTGGTACTACGAATCTAGTTACTTGCGCTAACACTAATAATTTAACCGTAGGAGGTACAGTAACCTTCACTGGTTCTCCCTTCGGCGGGCTTTCTGCGTATTCTCCTACACTACCTAGTACTATATACTACATCACATCCATAGTTAATGGTACTCAATTTACGGTGTCTACACAGCAACCTGATATTGCTCTTGCCACTCAACTAGTAGCAGGAAAAATATACATCATCACAAGTCTAGGAACTACCGATTTTACTATATATGGCGCACCCACTAACGTTGTTGGAACTATATTTACAGCAACAAGTTCTGGTATAGGTACAGGCACAGCGAGAGAGTTAACAACTGGACTAAATTTTGAAATCGGAGAAACATACACCATCACGTCATTGGGAACTACAGATTTTACCCTAATGGGTGCAGCTAGCAATACAGTTGGATTAACATTCATAGCAACCGGTAGCGGAGTAGTTACTGCAGGATCTTTCGTGCCGGGATTGAATTATGTTATTACATCACTGGGAACTACAGATTGGAATGCTGTAGCAGGAACAACAGGTCTTTCCTATATAGTAGGTGATATCATAACAGCAGCCACATCAGGTAGTGGTACCGGTCAGGCAAATCAAATGACAACTGGTTCAGGTACTGGTACTGCGTATGTTGGAGCAACGAATGCAGTTTTAAGTTCTTCCAGCGGGTCAATGATATTAAATTACAATTTAGGATTATATGAAGAAGGATATTATACAAACGTTAGTGATTATTTTTATCGTATAACCTATATAGGAGATCCTTCTAATCCTGTAATTAGATTAGTAGAAGATTCTCAAATACCTACTAACGAAAAAATTACAGCAGTATATGGTACACAATGGATATCTAGAAATTTTTATAAAAATGACGCCGGAACCATTTTATTAATACCATACATTACTGCTCCATTAGATACTTTATATTACCAAGACGGTACGTCACCTAATAAAGTCGGTACAATTAGAATTATCGAAAGTAACATTCTCAACACATTAGATGTAGAGCGTGATATTTTAGGAAAAACGCAATTTACTGCTACTAATGGGGTCGTGTTTACAAATGGGTTAAAAGTAAAGTTTCAAGGAGATGTAGTACCTAGAAGTTATCTAACAGGAGAGTATTATGTAGAAGGTGTAGGTACTAGTATAGAATTGCTCCCAGTAGAAAATTTTGTTTCTCCTGAAGGATTTACTTCTGGTAAATACGATCCATGGGATACTATTCCATGGGACACTGCAGCATGGGAAGGTGATTCCTACATACCTGTTACCCCTGATTACATTACTATATCTAGAAATTCAATTGATAAAAATGCTTGGTCACGAAGCAATAGGTGGTTTCATATTGATGTAATAAATGCAACTGCAACTTACAACAATAACCCTAATTTAGTAACACTATATACTCTACCCGAGTATAAAGCAAAACGTCCTATTATTGAATTTTATCCTAATCTAAAATTATTCAATTTAGGTATCGAAGGAAAAAATCCAGTTGATTTTATCGATCAAAGAACTACGGATGCATTTGGTTTAGTAGCAGGACAACAGAATTATTATCCAGACGTTGAAGTATACACCAAATATGCTGGAACTATTAGTGCTACTAATTATTCTCCTACTCGATCACTAACATCATATAGTTTGTCTACAAACGAATTTACAGTAAATTCTACTGCAGGTTTTAGAGTGAATGATCTTGTTGTCTTTAACGATACTCCACCTGCCTTAGGAATTACAACTGGTTCAGTTTATTATATTACTGAAATATTAACAGGAACAACCTTTAAAATATCATCTACTAGAGGCGGAGCTAGTGTAGGTTTTACTATAGATTTGCCAGATCCACCTACTTATACTGGTCCATGGTCAATGACATGGACTCCTCAAAGTACTACAATCACTATTTCTGCTGATGATGTCATCGGGGCGTTTACAGTAGGACAATACATTACTGATTCTACTAATCAACTTCCTAAAAATTCTCAAATTGTGGCTATTTCAGGTACAACAATTATTACACTGGAAGTAGAATGGGAAGTTGGATCTTCGGTATACATACCGATTACAAGTAATGCATCATTAATAGCTACGGACACAACCAATGACAATTATGCACTGTTCGAAGGATCAACTATTATTTTTGCAGCAGATAATGATTTAAATGTAAGAAATAAGATTTACGTTTCACGTTTTTCTGACATTGCAGGGTCATCTATTCCCGTAATTACATTAACAGAAATTCAAGATGGTAATGTACTACCGGAACAGCAAACAGTTGCACTCAGAGGTTACTTTAATCAAGGAAAAGAATTTTGGTTCAATGGAGATAATTGGATTGATGGTCAACAAAAAACTGACGTAAATCAACCACCACTCTTTGATATTTTTGACAGCAATGGCATAAGCTTTGGTAATTCTGATATATACCAAGGTACATCCTTCATTGGTTGCAAACTGTTTGGATATGGAATAGGAACAGGACCTGATGACTCTATTTTGGGATTTCCGATAAGATATAGCTCAGTAGAAAATTTAGGAGATATAAGTTTTGATGTATCATTAAATTTGGATACGTTTGATTATGTTAGTGGAACTTCTCCCATAACACAAAAAGTTAACACAGGTTATGTATACCAATATAACACACCTAACCAACCTGTACGTCAGATAGGTTGGCAGACAGCAGTAGCTCCTAGCGTCCAATATCAATTGTTTGAATTTGAGTATGATGTTTTAAAACCTACATTAGAATTCGTATGCGACATTAATACTATAAATTCTACTGATATTGCATGGCCAGTTATTAAGGTTGCAATTAACAATGTAATATTGTCAGATTCAGAATATACAGTTTCTTCAACAAATGTTTCTACTACTATAACGTTGAATAGCAGTCCTGTCACTAATACGATAATTCAAATTGCTTTATTAAGCAATCAAACAAGTCAACAGGCTTTCTATTCAATACCAATTAATTTAAATAATAATCCATTAAATGCAGACATCGTTGTTGCTAATGTGGGTGACATTCGCGGGCAATACCAAAGTATGTTTTACAACAATCCAAATACAACTGGAGAAGTATTTGGATCAAACAACTTTAGAGATTTAGGTAACATGGTTCCCTGGGGGGACAAGATTATTCAGAATAGTGCAAGTTTAGTTCTTCCTGGCACATTGTTGCGCAAGACAGAACATAACCTATTTAATGCATTGATGTTCAATAGCAAAGAATATGTAAAATTCAAGAATTTATTAGTTTACACAGTGCAGAATGCTGATTATCAGCAAAGATATGACGCAGCTACAATGTTGGATGACGCACTTGACTATATAACGGCAACTAAAACTGATAGCCAGCCGTTCTTTTGGTCAGATATGATACCGAACAAAGCTGCTTATATTGTTAATACATATTCATTTGCTAATAGTTTAGATGTTAGTATCTATCCGTTATCGAAAACATATGACTTTACAAAAGCAAATTACTATGGTGTGCTTGTTTACCTAACTCGCGCTGTCAATAATATTTTAGTTACACGCCAACTAATTAAAAATACAGATTACACCATAAGCACAGATTCTCCTTCATTAACGATCACCTTAGATTTATTGCCTGGTGACGTAATTACTATAAAAGAATATAACCAAACATATGGAAGCTATGTTCCTAACACACCTACAAAATTAGGTCTGTATCCAGCACATATACCACAAGTCATTCTAGATAGTAACTACTCTACCCCTACATATTTTATTAAGGGTCACGATGGATCATATACAAAATTATACGGTGAATATGATCCTAATACAGGTATTTTAGTTGACTTTAGAGATCAGGTACTATTAGAATTTGAGTTGAGAATTTACAACAACTTAAAATTAAGTGCGACAATTCCTATTCAAGAGTACGAAATAGTTCCTGGATTCTTTAGGGAAACAGACTACACATATGAAGAATGGTTGTACATGTATAGTACAGCATTCTTGAATTGGGTAGGTCAAAACCGTTTAGATTTCAAGACACAAATCTATAACGCTGCTGATCCATATACGTATAATTATTCTCAGAGTGGTAACGCATTAAACAAGAAACCAATATCACAAGGATATTGGAGAGGTATATACCAATACTTCTATGATACAACCAATCCTAATACAGCACCGTGGGAAATGCTAGGCTTTACAGAAATGCCAAGCTGGTGGACATCACGTTATGGTCCTGCCCCATATACAAGTGACAACTTAGTGTTGTGGGAAGATTTAGCAAATGGTATCAATTGGAATAACGGCAATCCTATAGTTATTGAACAGGCCGTGCGCCCAGGTCTATTAGATGTTATTCCAGTAGACAGCGCAGGAAACTTATTAGAACCATTGAATTGTATTGTAGGAAACTACAATCAAAATCTATTCAGACGTGATTGGAAAGTAGGAGATGATGCGCCGGTAGAATTCAGCTACAGACGCAGCAGCACATATCCATTCGATCTAGTAAGATTGATGGCATTGATGAAGCCAGCGCAATTCTTTAACTTAGCAGTAGATTTAGACAATTACAAGTATAATGAAGAATTCAATCAATATCTAGTAAACGATAGAAGCCATCTTGTTATTAAAGATGTAGAAATTTACGGGGATGGAACAGCTAAAACCAGTTATTTAAACTGGATAGTAGATTACGAAAAACAAATAGGAATAGCTGCTACTGAAAACATAAAAACTCTCTTTGACAATTTAGATGTTCGTTTAATTTACAGACTAGCAGGATTCAGTGACAAAATATTATTGCAGTTCTTTGTAGAAAAAGGAACCCCAAACTCTAATAATGCAAGTTTATTGATTCCTGACGAAAGCTATAGTGTATTGTTATATGACAATCAACCATTCAATAGGGTAATGTATTCAAGTATTATCGTTCAGCAAGGTAATGCCGGCGAATATATTGTATATGGAAATTCACAAAGTTCTGCATACTTTACAACATTAAAACCTAAATTTAGTGGGAACTGGAAGACCTTCGAGGTAGAAGACGCAACTGTTCGTATTACAACCGAGCATTTTGAACAAGAACAAATTATTCCATATGGAACAAAATTTTATTCTATACAAGAAGTAGCTCAATTTGTTTCTGATTACGGTGCATATTTAGAATTTTTGGGTATGCAATTTACAGAACAAGAAAATGAACTTACTATTAATTGGGATCAGATGATAGCTGAGTTCTTGTATTGGTCTCAGACAGGATGGGAAGCAGGTAGTATAGTAACGTTGAACCCTGCAGCTAAGATTCTTGTCATCAATAAAGATAGCAATATTGTTCAGCCATTGACACTTCAACAATCTAACTTTGTGTTGAATCAGAATTTATATCCTGTACAACTCACAGATTTGGCTATAGTACGCGATGATACATTGTTCTCCGTAACAGCACTAAACGACGGAGACACAATATCATATGGACAGTTTAATTTAAGTAATTTTGAACACGGAGTTGTGTTTGATAATGTAACTGTATTCGGTGATATTATCTATAACCTTATTACCGGATTACGTCAAACACGTATTGCAGTACGGGGTACAAAATCAGCAGCATGGAACGGCACAGTTAACGCAGCTGGATTCATTTACAATCAAAACAATATTAAAGAATGGAACAAATTTACCAAATATACAAAGGGTGAAATTGTAATATATAAAAATAAGTATTGGGTAGCTACTAAGGTTATACAGGCTAGTGAAATTTTCAAGGAAGAAGATTGGAAACGCACAGACTACAATGAAATACAAAAAGGATTGTTAGCTAACCCAAGTACTAGAAGTTATGAAAGTACACTGTATTATGATACAAACCAAACTAACTTAGAAAAAGATGCGGATCAATTGTCATTTAGTTTAATAGGATACAGACCTAGAGATTATTTGGCATTGGCAGATTTAACAGATATAACTCAAATCAATGTATACAAAAACTTGATAAAAAATAAAGGAACAAGAAATTCTACAAATGCCTTTAAGGGAGCCAATTTACCTCAAGGTGGTATAGATTATGACGTATACGAAAATTGGGCTATTAAGTCTAGTCAATTCGGTGGTGTTTTAAACAATAATTTTATAGAGGTTAAGTTAAATGAAAAATATTTGACCGGTAATCCATCAATAGTAGGGTTAACCAATGGAGTATATAATTTAGGAGTACAACAAGAAATTCCGTTGTACTCAATATTCAATTATGAACGACCAGTTACAGATGTAAACATACTATCTACTATATCACCTGATGAACCATCAGTAATATATCCTACTGCAGGATATGTGAATTTTAATGACGTAAAATTGACATCATTCTTTTATTCACAGTTACCAATTGGAGTAAACAAAAATGGCATAGTAATTCCTATACAAGAATTTTATGTTAGAGATTACGCATGGGTAGCAAATTATAAAGAAAGATGGGAAGTATTTACACCATCTTCTATTGGAAGAGTAGTCAATGCAAAGAACAATTTAAATGAAACTGTAACTTTAACATTTGACGTTCCGCACAATTTGCGACAATATGATCCTTTTGCAATTGTTAACTTTGAAGAAAATATAGATGGTTATTATATAGCAACAATTGTTATAGATCCATACCGAGTTATGGTTAATAAAGTTCTTGATCCAAGTATCAAAACTATCACTGGTCAGGGCGTTGGATTAAGATTAAAAACACAAAGAGTTGCTACTCCGGCGGATATTGCTTCTCTGCCTTTGTTAAACACAGAATTTACAAAAAATACAGTTTGGGTAGATACCAATACAGATGGATCTTGGGGAGTTTATCGTAAAGGTATTAATTATCAATTACAAGATCAATTAACAAAAACTTCATCTCAATCTTTAGGTAGTGCAGTAGCTATAGGAGAGAATTTAGGTTACCTAATAGGCGATGCAGATGATGGTAAGGTTTATAGATATACTTTTAATGATTTAACACAAACTTATCAATTAGTACAAACACTAACAGGTGGCGCTAGTTTTGGTAGCACTATTGCATATGCCGATGATTTATATGCTATAGCTGAAACAACTGGGACAACCAGAAACATTAAGTTATACCAGCTACAAAATACAACTGAATCTGATGACTTGGTATTATACCAAACTTTAAGTGTACCCGGCGTATCAACCACAAACTGGGGACAGTCGATATCTATATCCGGTGACAAATATTGGATTTATGTTTCTGATATTGTTCAAAACACAGTTTACGTGTATCGCCGTTCACATGTTACTACCCCAGCGGGTAATTTTACAATAGGACAAACATACACGATAGCTGAATTGGGTGACACTGATTTCAAACTTGTAGGTGCAACGACCAATGTAGTTGGAATATCGTTCATAGCTACAGGAGTTGGTAGTGGTACTGGTGTTGCAATCAAATCAACATATGTTGAGGCTGCAATAATCGATGCTGATGCATTGTCATTAACAACTGCAGGAGACAATTTCGGAACTTCAATAAGTACTGACTATTCAGGTGATCGTGTGGTTATAGGGGCACCTAATCAAAATTATGGAACAATCGACAACTGGGGTTATGCTTATATCTTTAACAGATTAGTTCAAAATATAGAAATACAAAACAATGTAACTCCTACTACATTACAATTAGCTTGGACTCCTACAACTGTTCAAAAAACCGTATCTGCTACAAACGGTGCACCAAATTATACGATCACATTAAACGATGTGGTTGGATTGAATGTCAATGATCCTGTAGTGTTTACTGCTACAGGAAGTGGCCTCAGTGGTACAAATATTGTTTCTGATCAAATTTATTATGTCCACAGCATTCCTTCGGGAACTGAAATAAAAATTAAAGAAACTAGGTTCGCAACATCACCATATGCTGTTACTACCAATGCATCCGTCAGTGCCACATTGCATGTTCAAACAGAAAGCTTATTAGTTTACAGGAATGGTACTATCGTTGATGACAACAATTATGCCGTTATAAACGATAAATTATTATACACGGGAGCTTTAAGTGCAGGAGACATTGTAACAGTAAGTAGTAATGAAATAATTTATACCCAGACATTAACTACTGAAGAATCACCTCAAATTGGTTCTCAATTTGGTATTAGTTTAGATGCAAATACCTACGCTAGTGAAATATTAATCGGTGCACCATTTCAACTTAATTCACAAATTCAAGAAGGTGCAGTATATAGATTTACTGATGGCGGCGCAAAATACGGTACAATTATAGGTACGGGAGAATGCAATGTCACTACTGCAAGAAAAATTTTGATTAATGGATATTTAGTTTATTTGGCAGCAGGAAATGCAGAGGACAGCGCAAATATTATCAAAGCATCAAACATTACAAATGTTACTGCAACCGCAATTAACAACAAATTGGTTATATCTTTGATAAACATTGATCTAGCACCAAATAACGAAAAGCTATCATTGAGTGTTGATGATTATGTAACTTTGCAAGAATTAGGTATTAGCATATTCACAAAAACACAAGAAATTTTGTGCCCGCATACAGAAGGACCTACACAATTTGGAACTGTTGTTAAATTTAATCAATACGATAGTTTTATAGCAAGTGCGCCAGCTGGTACACGTTATAGTGCAACCACTTTTGATTTTATTGATGATGAAAATCAAGATAATGACACTATTTTTGATAACAATGCAACTCAGTGGATAGACCAATCTCCTAATTTTGGTGCAGTATACATGTTTGATTTTATACCGCAATATCAGTCAAACATTTTAAATCCAGGTAAATTCATATACGCTCAAAGTGTGAATTCCCCAAATATTGTTTATAGTCCATTTAATACTTACGATCAAGATACGGATGTGACAGAAAACAATCAACCTCGTTATGGAACTGCATTAGATTTCAATGGTTACTCATTGATTGTGGGAACTCCGGGAGACACAGGTTCTACTTCAGGAACTACATATTCTGGTTCTATTACAACATACAATAATATCTTAAATGTAAAAGATTGGACATTATTTAGATATTCTGCTCCGGTAGTAGATGTGAATAAACTATTCAACATACAACTGTTTAGTGCAGAAACTAATAATACATTGATTAATATGGACTATATAGATCCATGGCAAGGTAAAATATTAGGTGCAGCTAGAGAAAATATAGATGTCATTTCTAATGACGATCCAGCAACATACAATAATACGGGAACCGCACCAGGCGGGATAGTTTGGGGCGCAGCACAAATAGGAAAAATATGGTTTAATACGTCAAATATTAGATATGTAAATTATCATCAAAACAATGATGTTGTGTACAATAGTCAATACTGGGGAACATTGTTTCCTGGTAGTGATGTTGCAATATATACTTGGATAGCAAGTAACGTATTACCCGCAGATTATCAAGGTCCCGGAACGCCGTATCAAATAGATTCGTATTCAATTCAATATGTAATTAACTCAGCCGGAGCATTAACTCCTGTATATTACTACTGGGTAAGAGATACTAATATTATTTTTGCTGACAATGGAAAAACTCTAGCAGATTCTATAATTGCATCATACATTGAGAATCCCAAAAATTCAGGTGTAAGTTATTTTGCTCCATTACTACCGAACGTTTATGGATTATATAACAGTGGAGAATACATTAATGCAACTGATAGTGTGTTGCATTTAGGGTTCGCAACTGGTAAAAATGATGATCCATCTCATCAGCAATTTAATTTAATACGTGATGGGTATGCAAGTGATTTCTTACCAGGTGTTCCATTATTACCTGAACAACTACCTGAAAATCTTTATGATAGAATGTTAGACAGTTTATGTGGTGTAGATGAAACAGGTCAAGTTGTTCCTAATCCATATTTGCCACGCGCAGTTCAAACTGGTGTTCTTGCAAGACCTAGACAAAGTTTCTTCTTTAACCGTTTCACCGCGTTACAAAATTATCTACAATATGCTAACACGGTGTTAGCACAATATCCTATCAGTGAAATTAGACAATCATTGTTCTTGAACTCATCTGGTCCTTTTTACGAAACTGCTGATTACTGGCAATATGTAAATTGGTGGGCTCCTGGCTACGATAATAACACAAAGTCTGCAATGCAGGTTTCAATCTACGCTGATTTGTCAACTCTTACTGTTCCGGTAGGAACTATTGTAACTGTATTGACTAATAATGAAGGTAAGTCTGAAACATACGTTTATGAAGCAATCGGTAATTGGAACCGCATAGGATTAGAAAATGGTACAATAGAATTTAAATCTTCATTGTGGGATTACGCTAGCGTGAGATTAGGATACGGTGACAATTTCTTTGACACAGACATATATGATCAGTATCCTAGCGAAGAAACAAGAAAAATTATACGTGCGCTGAACGAAGAAATTTATGTTCAAGATTTATTAATTCATCGCAATAAGAGTTTGATATTGTTGTTTGAATATATTCAAAGTGAAACAAGTGAAAATCAAAATTATTTGCCGTGGTTAAATAAAACATCGTTGATAGATGTATCTCATACCATACGTGAATTGAGACCGATAGAAGTATTTCAAACTGACAATCAAGAATTTTTGGCAGGATACTTGAATGAAGTAAAACCATATCACGTTGTAATTAAAGAGTTTGTATTTAAATACACCGGTGAAGAGTTATATACTGGTAACATTACAGATTTTGATTTGCCGGCAAAATATAATAAATCGTTGGAGCAATTTGTCAGCCCGCAGTTGGTGTATAGCAATCCAAGCGGTTCAACTGAATTTTTACCAAATAATACGATTTGGCAAGAACCTGAATATTCTCAGTGGTTTGAAAATAAAGGTGTAAGTATCACAGGTGAAAAAGATTTCCAGTTAACAACACTGGCATCATATATTTCATTGAATACTGCATCTTTTGCAGTTGATAATGCCCAGGGATTCCCTACTAACGGCGTAATAACGATCGGTACTGAAAAAATAGGTTATTCTTCTGTAGATCGTGCTACTAATATTATTTCCGGATTAACGCGCGGAGTCGACGGAACCAATGTGTCTACACATATACCAGGCGCATTAATTTATACCGATTTACCACCTGTATTACTATTGAATGGTGGTAGAGGATATACAGAACCTCCTAAGGTTGTTGCATACTTGGATACAACAATATATCCAGCTCCTACAAGAACTGCGGTATTAGAGGCAGTAATGAGTTTGGACAGTGTATTAAGAATTGATGTAATAGATCCTGGCCAAGGATATGCTGCGTTACCTACAATTAAAATAGATCCGGCAATTACAATTAATTTTTCTAGTGAAGACGTAAATCCTAACATTGATACAATTAGATTGTATGCTCCATTATTAGAAACAGGGGATTTGGTTCAATATAAAGTCGGAGCAAACAGCACTGCAATAGGTGGATTAGAAAATAATCAATGGTATTATGTTAATGTATTAGAAACGGTACCGACAGTTGTTGTGGGTTTATATACAAATTATTTAAATTCATTGGTTGACCATGACAGAATTGCAATCTATAATGCAGGAACAGGTGTAAATCATTCACTTAATTTAGGTGCAAGAGCAAGTGCAATTTCAACTGCGTATCCAATTAGAGAAAATGATATAACATTAAGATTTGACAGAACTACTTACAATTCTGATATTATAGAATGGATTGCAGGAAGATATTACGGTGCTTTCTATGCAGGTAGCTATTCTAATAGTGAATCAGTAGCAAGTTCTTCAATAACTCTACAAAGTACACAACCTCCTATTGCAGACATATTGGCAAGTGCACAAGGTGTGGCATTTGAAATTACCGATTTAAGGAATGAAAGAGTAATTACTTATAGTTCCTTTGTTCGTAACGTACAAAGCACTGAAAATTTTGATAATTCAATAAGATTAATACTGCAAGATGATGGATCAGGCAATCCAAATGCTTCAGGAGGTACATTAGGTTTCTACGTAGGAATGCCTATAAAATTTAAAGGAGCTACCGGAACAAGTAATTTAATTAACGATACCGTTTACTATGTAAACAGTATTATCAGTTTGACTGATTTTACTATTTCTGCAAATTCTTCAGGCAGTCCTATACTTACACTTAATGATTTCAACCCCACAACAGTAGGAGGATTAGAATGTTATGTTGGTGAAGTAACTGATACTGCAGTAATTACTGTTAATTATCCAGGTATTAGAAATATAACAGCCACCACTGCAATAACAAACAAAGTAACGATACCGTTTAACATTACTGGAACCGGTGGAACAGAAGGATTCTATATTGACCTTCCTATTTTCTTTACAGGGACAAACAACACTTTACCTCAGAACGGTGTATTCGGTGGAATTGTAGAAAATCAAGTTTATTACGTCACGACAGTAGTTGACGAACAAACGTTTACAATGTCTACTACTACCAATCCACTAGTATTTACAGTTTTATCTACTGATGCAGGTACTGATGCAGTATCTATCGACGGCGATACTTCTAAATTGTATATCAATGAGCCTATAATCTTCAATACAATGGTAATTTCAGGCTCTAAAGCAACATCGTTTGGAAACATCGTATCAGGTAAAACTTATTACGTTTCTGCTATTACTTCACCTAGCACTTTCCAAATATCTGAATCTATAAACGGTCCGGTATTTGCACTATCTACTGTATCGGCTGCTAATAACACCTCATCCTTAGTAACGAGCCAAAAAGATACTGTACCTTTGGATACAGCTACAGGTTCTACTATGGTTGTAAACATCAGTTTACCAGTAAGTCCTGGACAGGTTAATGGCCAACTATTCACAATGTATGAAACTTCAGAACAATATCCTAATTTAGTAGGTAATGATGGAAGTTTAATTACTAGAGGAGTTGCATCTTTAATTGGACAAAGAATTATTGACGGTAATCCAGTAGATGTTAACAGAATAGTTTTGACTAATTTTAATGCTGGAACTAATGTAGCATTATTATTAACCAATCTATATGTTAATATGCCAATGGAAATATCAGAAGATTTATTTGATAGCAGTTCATATTTGACTCTAGGCACAACGTATTACATAGTAGATATGGATATAATTGAGGTTGAAGTTACAAACACATCTCAAGTTACAACTGGAGTAACAGTTACTGCAGGCAATTTTGTTACAGGTAGTACATACATAATTGTAACTTTAGGAACTACAGATTTTACCTTAATCGGTGCAACATCAAATACTATTGGATTAAAATTTACTGCAACAGGTCCAGGAGTAGGTACAGGAACTGCCAATGTTGTAAGAAATCAGCTAACATGTGATACTACAGAATCATTATTTGCAGATATGCCAATTAGTTTTACTGGTGCAGGCATAGGCGGAGTGAATATTGACGTTGAGTACTATGTCAAAGAAGTAGTAGATGATCACCATTTCACGATAACAAACACGCCTGGTGGTTTAGAAATTGTAGTTCAAACTGCTAATGGATTGATGACAGGCATTGGGTTACCTTATATTAAGTTGGCTACAACTATAGGTGGAACAGATGTTAATCCAGGAGACACAGAACAGGCAGCATCAATCAATGTAGCAAGCCCTGCGGTTGTAACTGTAACCGAAGCTCCACAAAACGGAAATACCATTATATTTAGAAATGGTAATGTTCCTAACGGCGTAGCATTGAATACTACATATTATGTACGTAACGCATCCTCAACAACATTTAATATATCTTTAACTCCCGCCGGCGCATTAGTTAATTCATCTGGTTCTTCTGGATCTACAACGATGATTAATACTACTAGCGCAACAATGGATCAAACACCATCAGGTATTCCTGAATTTGATGTAAGTTACATTTTAGGAGGATATAGAGCTATTATCAGTTCTCCAGGCTCAGGATATGCGATTGACAATAAAATTACTATTTCAGGTACTGATATGGGAGGGGTATCTCCAGAAAATGATTTGACCTTGACAGTTAATTCTATAGATAGTTTAGGTGAAATTACTAGTGTAATTTGTGCAGGTACTGTACCCGGACAAAACAATCAATACTACTTGAAAGTTATTTCTCCTACGGAGTTTGAAATATATCAAAATGCGTTAATGACAGTTCCGGTTAGTGGATTGGGATTACCTTATAAAGGTGTAACGCAGTCTATAGTTAATAATTTAACTTCAGGAACAGAAACGTTAACATTAGATGATGCTTCAGGATTTGCTGTTAACGATGCGGTTGTCTTCACCGGAAACCTAACACCTACAGTAGGCTCTAATCCTACAATAACTGCAGGAAAAACATATTACATAACAAGTATTGTAGGCAATGATATCACTATTTCCGATGAGCCCGGTGGCACTAATGTTGATATTTTAACTACTGTGGCAGCCGATTTCACAATAGCAAAATCTGGATCATTTGTATTGTTACCAGAACCGTTCATATTCAATCAGAGTATTGTGAAATATAATAATCGTGTTTATGTCTGTATCATTTCTAACAATGATGATGAATTTGTTTTTGGTAAATGGGAATTATTAACAAGTGGAGATAGAAGATTAAATGCTATGGATCGTGTTATAGGGTATTATGATCCTACAAGTAACATGCCTGGTGTTGATTTAAGTCAATTGTTCGAAGGAATAACATATCCAAATAGCATTTATTTAGGAAATCCATTCCAACCTGATGAACAATTCCCAATTGATACTATACTACAAGATCAACCATTTTATCCAACTGATGTTGATATAAAAGCGGTAGCGTGGGATGGTACAAAATATTTTGCCCCAGCTGACACGCCGGAATATTCAGCAGTCATCACAAGCGAAAATACCAATGAATGGGAAATTTCAAAATTAGCAAATACTCCATTGGGCGTTACTGATATAATTTATGCAGGTGGTTTTTACATCATAACGACTAACAATAATGCTACTCCTATATTCAGAAGTAATGACGGGGTAACATGGACCACAAACAGTACTGGTCTAAATGTTGCATCAATTTCTTTAAATTCTGTGTCATATCTCAATTCTCTTTGGGTAGCGGTAGGAGAAAATATTGTTTCTAGCGACGATACTTATATTTGGAGAGAAAGATTTGAATTTTCTAATCCATCATTAGAAAATATATTATACGGTGTCTTAGGTATATCTCTAACAAATTATACAGGATTTATCGCTGTAGGTAAAGGACAACAATTTGACTATTCTACAGGAATAACTTTACAAGAAGATATCAACTTGATTGTAACCAGTACTGATGGTATAATATGGAATCAATTAACACCGGTCTCTGCAAAAGGCTTATACGGAATAGCATATAATGCTAACAATATTGTTGTCGTAGGTGAAGACGGAATTATTTATACTTCAACTAACGGTAATAATTGGTTGGGAGTAAATGAAGTAAAAATTATAAGTGCTAACAGCGTTGCAAATGAATTGAACGTAACCAACACTAGTGGTTTTACAGTAGGAGACATTGTTTATTTCAGTGAATCATTTAACGTTATTGTAGCCGGTACTCCATATTATGTTGTTAACATAATTTCTTCAACTCAGCTTCAAGTAAGCTTAACATCAGGAGGCCTTCCAATTACGTTAAATTCTAATGATCCACTTGTAAACACCTATATGCATTTGGCATATACTTCGTCTTTACGTGACGTTGCATATTCAAATGGAGTTTACATAGCAGTAGGAGATAATGGATTAATTAAAACATCTACTACTGGATCTGGATTGTGGAATACTCAAATTTCAGGTACAACAAAAAATCTCAGAGGCATAACATATAACAGTGATGATGGCATTTGGATAACAGTAGGAGACGATAATACAATATTAACAAGTGTTGATAATGGAATCACTTGGATCGCTTCGTCAATTTTTGCTCCGCAATCAACTATTTACGATGTTCAAGGTGCAGAATTCACATTTGGTTATGGACCAGAAGAATTAGTTCCTGGAGTAGTTACAGATAACCTTACTATGATTGTTGCTACTAGACCAGGTACAAACTGGAATGAAACTATATATCAACACGTAGGGTATAATGTTGCCTCATTGGAATTATCACCACAATCAGGAACACAAATAACCTATAGTTTTGATGTGGCCAATGTCAATAATATTCAAACACCAGCCAAACTATCAGTGTTTGTAATAAACGGAACAACTGGACTATGCACAACCATTTATGAAGGATTAGATTACAGTATAGATTGGATCACATTGACAGTAACATTGAATACTCCGTTGGCATTTACACCTGTCGCCGACAGATTAAGAATAGACATATACGAAGTAGGAAATGGTAGTCAATTAGTGAAAGCAAGCACTAAAACCGATCCTATCAGAATAAATGAAACAACTGGATGGAATGAAATTTATGTCAATTGTAATTATTCAGGGGAAATATACCAAGGTTCAGGAGTAATTAGACCAGGAACAAGCCCAATAGATGCAGTGTGTGTTGAAACTGATGCTGTTTCTAATTCTATTTTGTGTGAAGATGTATCTGGTTTTGTTTTAAATAATGCAATTACGTTCCAGGGAACTACATTTGGTGGTATACAAGAAGATACAGTTTACTATGTAAAAACAATTAGTTATGTAACCAATAGGATTACTATTTCTACCACGTTCAATGGTGGCACAGGAACAGCAGGACCTACATTATCTCTAACTGATGGTTCTGGGTACATGACAGCTATTATATCTACAGGTACTGGGTTAGTATGGACAGACCCTATAATTTATCATAATGGAAACAAGTTGTTATTAGGGACTACCGGCACCGTCACTAGAACAAAAGCAGCACCATTTAATACAATAACATGTAGCACTACATCATCATTGGCTATAGGTGAACGTGTGGTATTTAGTGATACTATGTTTGGTACTGTAGTTCAGCCACAGATTACGTATTACGTTGCTTCGATATATGATTTTAATGAATTTAGAATTTCAGAAAACAGTTCTGCAACTGTAGCAGGAAGCTTTGTAATAGGAAAAGAGTATGTTATTATAGATCCGGGCACAACAAACTTTACGTTGATTGGTGCTTCAAGTAATGTTGCAGGAACCATATTCACTGCTACTGGAAACGGAACAGGTAATGGCACCGCATGGGAAATCCTACAATTATCTGATGCAACCGGTGGTGCAGAGTTTATTTCTAATGATTATACATTTGGAATTGCCGATAATGGAATTTCTGCATCGTTAATTTTCGCAACAGGTGCATATGATGCAACAGTGGATTATATAACATATACTTTATTCGGTGAAACTGTACCTATCCAATACGGATACACAATACCGGAAATGCAATTATTTACCGGCGACGGATCAACTACAACGTTTAGTTTAGTTAATTTTGTAGGTGATGATAATGCAAACAATGCAATTGTTGAAGTTAATGGATTAAGGCAAGATATTAGTGATTACACTATCAATACAATTACTAATGAAATTATTTTTGGAACAGCTCCATTGAACGGAGACACTATTGCTGTTACGACTTACAATCAAACCGACAGGCAATATTTCAATACTCAATATAATATTACAGGTTCTACTGTAGCTAAAATAACTAACATTAACAATAACATTGTTAATCCTATAGTAGTATCAATAACTGCAACAACATCAGGAACCAATGTTATCACATGTATTGATACTTCATTATTTGTTGCAGGTCAAACCATTGTGTTCAAAGGAATAAGCTTTGGTGGATTAGCAGTAGATGGTACTGTTTATTTTGTTAGAAACATTTTAAGTTCTACAACGTTTACGATCGAGGATGAAAATGGAAACATCATTGTATTAAGTAATGGTTCAGGATCAATGTTTGCTGAAATAGGTGGTCAACCTTCTGTCAGAATTATAACAGTTAATCCACACAATTTCAGTTCTCCGGTTAATGGCAATCAATTAATAAGAATTGACGGGGTGTTTGGATCAACACAATTGAATAACAAAACTTATTACGTGCACGTAATAGACAGCTATACAGTAGATTTATATGAACAACCATATGATTCTGCGTTAGCGGCTATAAATTATCCTGTAACAAATGTAAGCACTTATACCGGCGGAGGATATATTTTCAACAATGATCTGTATACTATTGTAACTGTAAACGTGACATCTACAACAACAAGTCCTACATTAGGAAACAGATTAATTGTAGCAGATACAAGCATGTTGATTGAAGGTACACCGATAATTTTCACAGGAACTTCATTAGGTGGAATAAGCTTGAACACAACTTATTATATTAAAGAAGTAGCTACCCCAACAGCATTTACTATTTCTGCCACTCGCGGTGGAGATGAAGTAATTCTAGCCAATGATTCAGGTTCTATGAATGCTACCCAATGGGAGCAAACCAATGTAGATAGACTTTGGGTAACGGTTAACGGTTATCGTGTTCCATCTTCATCACTGGTGTTAAATGAAAACAACCAATTAAGTATTTTAACAGAAATCAATCCTGCTGATTCAGTAATTATTACTAGTATGATGCCTAGTGCAACACCCAACGAAGAAGTATATTTATTAAACGTGGAACAAAATAATGCAGGAGTTGTATTCCGAGCAAATACGCAAACTAGAACTTGGTTAACACAACCATTAAGTAATACTAGTTCTACGATTTATGTTCAGGATGTGACAAGGTTGACAGATGTGATTACACAAAATGTAACTGCACCTACTCCGGTAAATAACATTTATAACATCGGGTTGACATCAGATAAGAACATCATTTCTAGTGTAACAGTTGTTAATAATACAACAGGACAAACAATATCTAGTTCTAATTTCAATGTAGCTGTTATTAGTTTGGCTCCAGTTTTACAAATCACAGATGGATCATATATAAATCCAGGTGACTCTCTAACTATTATAGTATTAGAGGGCAACTTAATTTATGTTAACGGAGAGCAAATTAAATTTACTTCGGTTGATTTAGTCAACAACACATTAACAGGATTACAGCGGGGAACTAATGGTACAGGTGAACAACAGTTTATTCCTAAATATGCTGAAGTTTACGGATTGCTATCTAATAACCAAATGAGTGATCCAAATTATTCTAAAACATGGAATTCTAATGTATATTCAAATGACGGAGATCCATTGCAAATAAGTGTAACTGATTCGGCAATATTCTTGCGAACCGATATAAGTTGAAAGATAAATAATTACTATGAATGAAAAACCCTCACAAAATATAAAAACCGAGCAAAAACCTGCTGAAAAAAAACCAAATGAACACGGTGGGTTTTACTTTTCTTCGTACCTGAAGATTTTTGATCCGAACACTAAACAAGTACTAGTTGCAAAAAGAGGTGATTCCTGATGTCAGTCATTACTTTATCATACAAAATTGAGGGTTTTCTCAAAATTTACGACCCTAATAACGGAGAAGTATTCGTAGACAAGAAAAATGCTATCAATTATGAAAACATGTCAGAAGCTATAGCTGATACATTGAGCAGCCGTGGTTATGGGGAAATTTATGAAATGGCATTTGGTAACGGTGGCGCCAGTGTAGACGAAACAGGAGTTATTACGTATCTTCCCCCTAACACTACAGGGCAAAATGCTGCACTTTATAACCAAACTTACGCCAAAATTGTAGATGATACTAGCGTTTTTAATTTAGATCCTACAAGAAATAAGATGACAGTTTCTCATACAACAGGTCGCGTATACACCGATATTTTAGTGCAATGTTTATTAGATTATGGCGAACCGGCCGGTCAGTCCGCCTTTGACAATAGTACTCAAACTGATGGAGAATATGTTTTTGATGAATTAGGATTGTTGGCGAATTATGGTACAGATAATAACGGAAATGTAATTACTAGGTTACTGACTCATGTCATCTTTCACCCAGTACAAAAATCATTGAATAGACAAATTCAAATTGACTATACTGTTAGAATTCAGGCTTTAACTAATTTGGTAACTATATAAGATAAATAAAATAATAGTGGAGTGATTTGAAAATGGCATATACAATCGTTAAAAGTGATGGAACAGTTTTAACTACCATACCTGACGGCACAATAAATACGACAAGTACATCTATAGGTCTTCCCGGAAGAAATTACGCAGGATATGGACAAACTTTAGATACTAATTTTGTCCATCAATTAGAAAATTTTGCAGACACCACTCCTCCCTCAAATCCATTAAGAGGTCAACTTTGGTTTAATACGAACAACAGTACTCTGTATGTTTGCCCTACTGACGGGGAAGCAAACGCATTAGCTTGGTTAGCACTTTCATCTACTAGTTCAGGTGGAACAACTACTTTCGGCGCTGTAACAGTTACTGGAAATGTCCAGGCTAATAATCTATCAGCAACTAATAATATAACAGCTAACGCCGCATCTTTGAGTTATGTTACAGTATCTGCGAATGCGAACATTGCAGATGCAAATATAACTACAGCCAATATCGGGACTTTAACTACAACGCTAATAACAACAGGTGCAAATACAACAACTGGATCATTGGTTGGTACTTGGACTATTAACGGTGGCGCCGGCGGCAATGCCTGGGTTATAACCAATGGTAATATTTTTATCGGTAATTCGGGCGGAGCTAATTTATACGGCATAAGAACAGACAAATACATGTATGCGAATGGTGATCCAATATCTTTTGCAGGTACATACGGTAATAGTAATGTAGCAGGTTACTTACCGGTTTATAATGGAAACATTCTAACAGTTCAAACCCAAGCTACTGTAATCACTACTGGTGCTAATACAACACCTGGAAATATTACTGGTAACTGGACATTAACTGCAGGATCAAGATTTAATGCTACTTATGCTGACTTGGCAGAAAGATTTGAAGCAGATTCTGTCTACGATGCCGGAACTGTTGTCGAATTGGGCGGTGAAAAAGAAATTACTGCAGTTCAGTATGAATTAAGTGAAGATGTATTTGGGGTAATTTCAAATACTGCTGCATACTTAATGAATTCAGCCGCAGGTGACGATGAAACACACCCAGCAGTAGCAGTTTCAGGACGTGTAAACGTTAAAGTTATAGGCAAAGTTAAAAAGGGACAAAGATTAGTAAGTGCTGGAAAAGGAATTGCCCGTGCAGGGAAAGCCGGTGAAGTCAATGCATTTAATACTATCGGAAGATCCCTACAGTCAAAAACAACAGATGGAATTGGCACAGTCGAAGCCATTGTAATTATCAGATAAGGATCAATAATGAGTTACGCACAGTATGGCTTAATAGAAGCAGCAGACTTCAATAACTTAGTAGGTGGGAACCCTGTAACTGCTAGTGGTAAATTAAATACTGTCTGGGCTACGGGCGGAACAAATGCAGGATATGGACAGACGGCAGTCGCAAACGTCAGTGCAGGATCACCTGTAGCTGCATCTAATTGGGCTTCTTTAGTAAACAATACAGCAAATGCCGCAACACACCAAGGATCTAGTATTACTAGCGTTACGGCCCCTTCATCTGGTGGAACAATAACCTTTCTTTCTGCTATTCCTACTAACCTTACTACAATTTATAATAATAGATTGAACGCAGGAAGTCAAGGTTCAACCACTTCAAATACTGCAACTTATGCAAGTACGTGGAGTTCAGCAATAACGTTTACTCATACTGCTACATTTGCAAACGGTGACGCTGCTAGATATTTTTTTAATGCAGGTGGACAGTTAGCTATTACGTGTTCACACCCTAGCGGTACCGGTATTAACTTACTCTTAAACAACTTAGCCAGCAATATCGGTACAGTAGTTTTAAGCGCCCCAACATCAGGTACAGCAACCATCGCAGGTACAGCATACAACGGAATTACTAAAGTCGGTGGAGGTGGAAACTCACCTACGACTTCTCCGAATACTGGATACTACGCACTTACAACTGCAAATGCTACAGTATTCACACAAACAGCCAGCACAGGTCCTAGTGGATATTTAGCTACATTTATTCGTGTAATTATTAGATCAAACGGTACACAAGGTTCTAATGGTGACGCCGGCAGTGTAATTACAATTCACACAGTTTGGGATGAAGTTCCCGACGGTTTAGTAGCTTCTGCAAACTCAGCTACTACCTTAACAGTAAGACCCCCATCGACTACTAACATAGCAAATAGTTGGGGATCAATAACATTAACCGGAACTGTCACGGGATCATAATTTTTAAGTAAAAAAATATCCATCTAAATACTTTTAGGAGTGCTTGATGGATACAAAAAACCTAATTAATGAAGCTAAGGCTCGTTTTAACCACAATTCTGCCAAAGCTTATCTTAAAGAAAAATACCAAACACGACTGATTATTGCTGAGCAAGGCGGTCTTTGGCGTGCCAATATCGAAACTATTAACTTTTTGAGTATAGCCAAAAGTGATCGAGTAATTTTAATAGATACATTTGAAAACCCTGTTGAAGTTAATCGAGAAGAATTACTATCTAAGTTGCTGGAAGTATACAATAGGGTGATGAAAGAATGGCACCAAGAATGGTCAGAACTTGAGAAAAAAAGATGAGTCGCGGCGCAATTCTTTTTGCTTTTAACTCTACAAAATTTAATTATTACACAATGGCAGAATTTACTGCTAAGAGAGTTAATCATTTTTTAGGTCTGCCGGTAACTCTAATCACAGATGAAAATAGTTTGCCAGAAGTACCTAATTTCAATTTTGACAACATTGTATTAGTAGAACCCGATAAAAGTAATATCAGAGATTATTCAGTTTGGATTAATAAAGGTAGGTATCAAGCATATGAGTGCAGTCCGTATGATGAAACTATATTACTTGATACTGATTATGTGGTAAACTCAGACAAGCTACTAAAAACATTTGATTTAGATACAGATTTTTGCTGTCATGATACAACATCCTTTTTAATGCACCCTAATGCACCACAAGAAGTGTTAAGTGCATATAGTTTTAAAACATTATGGGCAACGGTTATAACGTTTAAAAAAACTAAACGCGCAAAACAAATTTTTGAATGTTTAGAAATGGTTCAAAAGAACTATGAGCATTATGCTAACATACATAGTTTTATTGCAGGTGTTTATCGCAATGATTATGCATTGACATTGGCACTTAGAATCGCAAACGGGCACCAATTATTACCTAACGATATTATTCCATGGAATTTATTACATGTTGGTAAAAATACATCGGTCTACGCAGATAGTAACGATGAATTTAATACTGCATATACCGTAATGTTTGATAACTGGCAAAGAGGTAAAATACGTAAAGAGTATATCAACATAAAAGATATGGACTTTCACGTGATGAATAAAGAATCGTTTATGGAGTTAATCAACAATGAATAAAGGGTTCGTAATTATTTCTCAAGATGAAGGTGCTACAGATACGTATCAGAAATGTGCAGAAGCATTGACAATCAGTATTAAAAATGCTATGCCAGAAGCCAAAGTATCTATCATCACAGATAACAAAATTAAAAATGTTAAATTGTATGACAAGATCATACCATTACCCTACGGTGATTTAGCACCTAAAAAATATTGGAAACTTGTAAATGATTGGCAGGTGTACGATGCTAGCCCCTACGAGTATACAATTAAATTAGAGTCAGATTTATATTTACCAAAATCTATCGATCATTGGTGGAATGTGTTAGTACAAAGAGACCTTGTAATTTCTACTACGGTAAGAGATTTTAAGCAGGATATTAGTCAATCGAGAGTATATCGTAGATTTATCGATGACAATAAGTTACCTGACACATATAACGCAATCACATACTTTAAAAAATCTGATACTGCTAAAAGGTTTTTCGAGATAGTGAAAAATATTTTTGAAAATTGGGACGAATATAAAGCAATTTTGAAGTGCAATGCACATGAAGAAGCTACGACTGATTTCGTGTACGCACTAGCAGCACACATTGTGGGAATAGAAAATTGTATATTACCTGATTTTAACGAAATGTCCATGGTGCATATGAAACGTTTAATTAACAATTTGCCTACTGAAGATTGGACAGATGCATTAGTGTATGAAATATTACCACACAGTTTAAGAGTTAATACTTGCCCGCAACAATATCCCTTTCACTACCACGTTAAATCTTTTTCTGATAAGATACTACAAGCATATGCAAAATAACGAAAACGATATTGTCATTATTTGGGAAGCACCCAAAATTATTCCTCCAGAATTTAGATTATATTATGATGATGCGGGAAAAGTAATATGCTACACCTGTGAAAAACTAGAGGGAAATTACATTATTATTGATGCTATAACCTACGCGCAGTCAAGACCCGATGTAAGAGTTGTCGACGGTAAGATTTCAACTGTATCTAGTCATTGTATTGTTTCTAAACTAATGCCAAATAATAACGAAGGTATAACATGTGAAGAAGAAGATATCAGTATTGTATCGTTAGAAAGTATTGGCACGACAAAATGGAAACTGAATACATATGAACTTTAAATTTTACAGGAGACTTATATGCGCGAAATAGTTGATGTTGCTGATCTTTCTATCATTTATCTTTCTTATGATGAGCCACAAAAAGAAGAATTTTGGCTTAAAATAAAAAACATGGTGCCATGGGCAAAGCGTGTAGATGGGGTCAAAGGAAGTGATGCAGCACATAAAGCTGCCGGCGAAGCAAGTGACACAGAACGATTTATTCTTATCGACGGCGATAACATGCCCGATGAATCATTCTTTAACATGCAATTAGATTTTACAGACAAAGATCCTGTTTATCAAAAAGCACAATTTCGCTGGAAAGCAGTTAATAATATTAACGGATTACGTTACGGTAACGGTGGTATGAGTAGTTGGACAAAGACATATGTTGCTAGTATGAAAACACATGAGGCGCAAACTGAAGGTGATGCAACACGTATTGTTGATTTTTGTTTAGATAGCACTGATAATTTATACTGGGCAATGCATGACTGTTATTCAATTACATATCCAAATTATACACCATTTCAAGCATGGCGCGCCGGATTTAGAGAAGGGGTAAAAATGTGTTTAAATCGCGGCAAAGTTCCTAGTATCGATGAGTTTAGAGAAAATGTATCAAGTCGCAATCTAAACAATTTAACTATTTGGCATAATGTGGGCACAGATGTTGAAAATGGTATTTGGGCAATTTATGGTGCACGTATGGGAACGTTATACACATTCTTTATAGACAGTTGGGATTACAAAGATGTTCAATGGTTTGATAATTATCCTATAATGTTTGAAAAAATTAAAAATTCAGATCCAGCTGAACAAGCTGAAGAAATAGGTCATAAATTAAGTGATAAATTGGGGTTACCTATTTGCACAATGAGCCCAGAACAAAGCAAATTTTTCAAACGACATTATGGTGCTGACAAGTATAATAGGGGTCCATTGATAAAAGAAATGGATGTTATTAGAGAAATAGAGGGCTGGTGATGACAACGGAAACTGAACGTATAAAAAAAATAATACCCATTATGAATGCGGTGAGTCCAACCTTTTGTTTGGCTAAATGGCACCATACAAGTATATACCTTCATACGGGTCAAACGCATAGTTGTTATCACCCTAGACCACATGACATATCATTGGAAGAAATAAAAAATAACCCCAGCGCGTTGCACAATACACAAGTCAAAAAACAAGAACGAGCACTAATGTTAGTGGGAGAAAAACCTAGTGGATGTCAGTATTGCTGGAACGTCGAAAGTCTTAGTGATAGTCACATATCAGATAGAATGATAAGAAATGAATCTATCTTTACACCAGAAAGATTGAATGATATCACTAGTAATACTTGGCAGTATGATATTAATCCAGAATACATAGAGCTGGCATTCAGTAATGAATGCAATTTCAAGTGTGGATATTGCCATCCCATGTCCAGTACTAGTTTTCAAGCGGAAATAAAACAATATGGGCCGTACGACACTGTAAAAAATCACCGTCTAGCCATTGATTGGTTTAAACCACATGTGGAAGAAGAAAACCCATACATTGAGGCTTGGTGGAAATGGTGGCCTGAAATGAGTAAAACATTAAACATACTACGCATTACAGGAGGGGAACCATTGATGCATAGAAGTACTTGGAGATTATTTGATCATCTTAGAAACGATCCTAAACCAAATCTAGAATTGAATTTGAATAGTAATTTGGGTACAAAATCTGCTATGGTTGAAAGATTGGCCGAAAATGTAAATGATCTTTTAGTTAATAAAAAGGTTAAAACGTTCAAATTATTTTCAAGTATGGATACATGGGGTAAAAGAGCAGAATATCTAAGAACAGGTTTGAATATCGAATTGTGGGAAAAAAACTTAGATATATATGTAACCACTGTAAAAAAACCAGTTACTTTTATGTGTACATTTAATATATTAAGTGTCACTAGCTTTACTGAATTTTTAGCTAAGGTATTGGAGTGGAGAAGTAAGTATGATTCTATATTTACGGATAGAAGCAATTCTAGAAAGATACGATTTGATACTCCATACTTAAAAGAACCATTGCAATATGATATGCATATTCTTCCCAAAGAAGAATATTTACCTCACTTCGATAAAATCTTAAAATTCATCGATGATAACCGTGACGAAGCTGATAGAACAAAGTTTAGTGATTTAGAATATGAAAGATTTCGTAGAGTAAGAGACTATTTTGCAAATGTTCAATATGATGAACATAAAGTAAAAGAAGGTAGAATTGATTTTTACAATTGGTTCACCGAATATGATTCTAGACGACAAACTAATTTCCTACAAACGTTTCCCGAAATGTCTAAATTTTGGTTTACCTGTCAGCAAATAAAATGAAAAAAATAAATTTGAGGTTTCAACTATGTCAATTGGATGGACCTTGTGAATTTGAACATGCTCCTACTATCAATGGCTACAAATTAGGTAACTTGTTGGGTATACACCAATATCATTATAGATTTTCTCAAATAATAGAATCAATGATTGATTTTGATAGAAATCAAATCAATATTGAAAATTTTGAGGTTGATAACAATTCACCTTATATATTTCCAACTGCGGTTGGCTATGGACCATACGATTATACAGATTTATATGTAAACCAAAAATCAGTATTTGAATATTTACCAGAAAAACTATTAAATGATTTGAGAAGTAAAAAAGCACTATTATTATTAGATCAAAGTGTTGAGGGGTATAGTGATAATAGACTATGGTCTTGGTTTCATGATAAGTGTACACGATATAATTTAAATCCTGAATCTATTATGTATAGTACAGGGGATCAATCTTGTACTGATTCGTATAATGAATGGTGTGTTGATACAAACTACAATGGACCTAAATTATTGGTATTCCCATCGACAACATTATTCTTTTATGTAAAAAGAAGATACGATTGGGATAAGATAAATATTGACTTTGATGACATTATTCA